TTGCCGGCCTGACCATCGGTGGCGGCAACGTCCCGGACATCAGCGGCGGGACGCATCTCAGGATCGTCGACATGATGGTCGTCAATCCGGGGGCGAGCCAGAACTGGGGCAATGCTCCGGCATTCTGGCTTACCGGCGGTGGCATCCCCGGCGTGGACATACAGGTCATCAATCCGCTCGCCATAGACGACCAGGCCGTCCACACGATGAACTACGGCTTCTACACCGAGCAGGCGACAACTGTCCCGGCGACCGTCGTCAATGGTCGTGCCTATGGGTATCTGACCGCTGACTTTTATGGGCCAATCAACAGGACGGAGGTGACGGACGCAGGCTGGGAGACGACCGGCCAGCAAACGATTGTCAACACCGACAACGGGCAGGAGGCGGTCGCCCTGGCGCTGACCAATCATGCCGGCGCGACGAACACCGGCGTGGCGATAGACATGAATCCAACCAGCAATGCACCGGGTGGACGCTCAGCGCAGATCGTATCCACTGCAACGACGGGCGGTTCCGTCTCTAACCTCGTATTCCGCACGGCGAACGGCAGCGCTCCAGCTGACCGGCTGACCATTGCCGGAGCAGGAGGTGCTACCTTCTCCGGCGCTCTGACCGTCACAGGAGCAACTACGCATACTGGGGCGACGACGTTCAACGGAGTGACGACGAACAACGCCACCTCGACGATCACCAACGCCGCTGGCGGCGTTCTTCAGACGCTGATCGGCACCAACGATACGGCAACGACGCCGATCATCACCCAGCGGCATACGCGCGCGACGCCGACCAATAACGATGGAGTTGGAGCATTCCGCTTCGAGGGGACAAACTCCACCCCGGCGAACTTCATCTACGCGACGATCGCCGCCGTCGCCGACAGCATCGTCGCAGGTGCTGAAGCGGGGACGCTGCGGTTCAATACCAGCGTTGCCGGCACCAACGGCGAGCGGTTCCGAATCGGCCAGGGCGTCCAGGTCAACACGGGCTCGGCGCTGACCGACCCTGGACTCGGCAACCTCCGGGTGGCCGGCGGGGTGCAGGTGGCCATTTCGACGGTGGCCCTGCTGCCGTCCTGCAACGGCCCTCTGGAAGGCATGATGCGCGGAGTGACCGACGCTAACTCCACGACCTACAACGCCACGGCGGCAGGTGCCGGGACAAACCACATGCCGGTCTACTGCAACGGCACGAACTGGGTGCTGCACTGATGGAAGCATATTTTGAAAGAGAGCTGAGTCTAAGCGACCTCGTGGTGCTGGGGACGGGCCAGCCGGCCTCGGTTCGGCCACTCGCCAAGCTCAGGAACTCTCACCATCATTTGGCTCGAATCTTGGCTGAGGGCAAGGATGAAGTGGAGGCAAGTCGGCTCTCTGGCTACTCGGTCGGACGGATTAATACTCTGCTCGATGATCCGGCGTTCCAGGAGCTTATTGCGCACTATAAGAGTCAGGTGGATGAAATCCAGGTGGATGTTAATGGGAGGCTGGAGCTTCTGGGCCTCGACACGATGGAGGAGCTGCATGAGCGGCTGCTCGAGACCCCGGAAAAGTTCCGCGTTGTAGATTTGCATGAGCAGCTTAAGCTCACCATGGATCGGGTAGGCTTCGGGCCAAAGTCCACGATTAATCAGAATATCCGCCAGATGGTACTGACTGATGATTCCCTCAATGCAATTAAGCTCGAGGCTGAGCGGCGCCGCATCGGCGCCGTTAGGCTATTGTCGCCGGGTGGAGCACCCCATATTGACAGTATCCCTGTCGGAATGCCCACCCCACCGGCTTCGGAAGAGAGTCCGCGGCGTCAAGGCGAAGGGACTGACGTACGAGAAGAAATTCGGGAAGATGCTCAGCTCGAGCTTCCCCTCGAAGAATCTTCATCTCGGCCAATGGCTCGAGTTTACGGATAGCAATGGGCATGGATATGCGCAGCCAGACGCTTGGGTCGAGCTCAGATCGAGAATATTGCTCTTCGAGTGTAAGCTCTCGGAAAGTGACATGGCGAGAGTGCAGCTTCGATGCCTTTACGCCCCTCTCCTGGAGCACCTATTCCGGAAGCCGGTGGTCCAGGTCCAGGTCTGTAAATGGAGAAGATCATCGGATTCATATCCAGTTGAGGGATTCCAAACTCTTATCCAAGGAGATCCCTCTGTGAATCTGCTAGTCTGGAACTGGATGCCCTGATGCAACCCTGGATCAATAATCGCCGCGCTATTCCGGTTGGCTATCCGGCTCGCCCGCCGGACTCGAGCTATTATCCGGGGGATATTGCGGATGAGCGAGCTCGAGTAGAGGGTATTGCCACCCAGCAGCTGCAAAGAGCTGGACCGCTTGGAGCAAGGTTTCGAGATCTGAATGACATGATTCAGGGAATGGTTACGGCGGGCAGCGTTCGAGGGATGCAATATCCATACAGCGCTCCCGATCTCGTTCCGATGCAGACGGAACGAGATGCGCTTGCCGCTCCGATGGCGGAAGAGTTGAAAAAGGAGTTGGGGAGAAGAGGACAGGAAAATCGGAGGGGTATCGAGCCCCTGCCGGGGGTGCGAGAGATTGGGATGGGGCAATCTGCTCCAGGGATTAATCTCCCGACATTCCAGCCTGGGGCGGAGCAGCTTGGGGACCCAAGGCTCAATGTTCCGCAGGGATACGCCCCGAGGATGAATACCGATCAGCAACAGCATGATATATTCACCCGATCGCTCGACCCGGCATTTGGAATGTCGGCTATTCCGCTCCTCCCGCCGGAATTTCTTGGTGGGACTCCGCCAAGCCCGGACAGCGTTCCGCCGATGCAGCGCGGAGCTGCGGTCGATCCAATATTTCTGCGGCTTCTAGCTGCGTTAGGATGAGGTAACTCGATGCTACAATATCCGGGAAGCCCCATGATGGGGGGCAACTTGATGCAACGCTATCCCATGGTGCAACAGCCGGGGGTGAGCAATGCCGCCGGCGCACCAGCGGGGCTTGGGATGCCGCCAGCGCAGCCGGGCGGATTCGCTCCACAGGCGGCGCAACAGCAGCAGCCGGGTAATCCGGGACTGGAGAACTTTCTTAAGCTGCTTCAAGGATTAGGGGGTGGAACCACCGGGAGTCCTCTCAATGCCACTCCGGGCGGAATGCAGCCGGCCAGCCCAATCGCCTCGGCCATGCAGACGGCGCGGATGCCACAGGCTCGGCCACCGCAGGGAGGTCTATGGTGATTGGCTCCGATGGGACGGTTCGATGTTCGAACACGCCCACCATAGGGTGCTAACCTGATGGCAGTGAACGCAGCTAATTTGAGCTACGCGGAGGTTCAAGCGCTACGGCTTGAATGTTACCTCGATCCGGTGCTCTACGCGAGGACGTTCCACCGGGATACTTTTTACGCACCCATGTCCTGGGTGCATCGGGGCATGCTTGCAATATTGCTCCGTCGGGCGGACTTCTTGCTAAATTTTGGAGAAGAAGACTGGAAATTATCCTCCTGGGACTGGACGCCGAACCAGCTGGAGAAAATATTAAAATATTTCCGGTATCGGGAAGATCCGGAGGACGAGCTTAGTCCGACCAAGCCACTTTTCATTTGGGATAAGGAGCTCTGCTCGATTCATCTCGTGACCTCGCGCTTCACAGTGATGATGCTCCCTCGGGGGGTGGGCAAGACCTCGATTATTAACCTGGCTAATGAAATCGCCGTCATCTATAAGGATACGGACTTCTTAGTCTACGTAAGTGAGACTGGGCCGGCGGCTAAGTTGCAATTGGGCAACCTGAAGCGCCAGCTCGAATCTAATGAGATGTTGCAAAAGGTCTACGGCCAGTTCCGCCCAGAGCGGAGTGAAGATCTGAGCTGGCGGGAGGACCATATTGAGACGCTCCATGGGGTGGTGGTGACCGCTCGAGGGCGCGGCGGACAGATTCGGGGACTGAACGTCAACTCGAAGCGGCCGAGAAGAATTGTGGTTGACGATGTGGAGGATAAGGAGAGTGTAAGTACGCCGGAACAGCTGCTCAAGGCGGCGGGATGGTTTTTCAGCGACCTCGTCCCGGCGCTACCGCAGATGAGTGAGGAGGGGGAGATCATCGTTGCGGGGACGTTGCTCCATCCAGAGGCGCTCCTCATGCGCCTCTGCAAGGATCCGGACTGGATCTCCGTAGTATTTGGCGCCCTGGACCCCGAGGGTGAGCCGGTCGCGCCGTTCTACATGAGTAAAGATCAATTCCTAGCTAAGCGATCAAGCTATGCTCGGCAAAATATGCTTACCGAATTCGAGATGGAGTTTGGGAGTCGAGTATACCTCGATGACGCCTCGAGGAAATTCCATACTGATAAGATTAAGATTCAGATTATGGATCGGACGGAGTTCCTCGCAGTGGCGGAGGTTATTGATCCGGCGATTTCGCAGGATCGAAAGGCGGACTTCACCTCGATAGCCATCTGCGGGATGACGCCGAGAGGCCAGCACCACGTGCTGGATCTCTATGCGAAGGTGGGGATGACCCCTCGGGAGCAAATTGATAAGTTCTTTGAAATGCACTTCCGCTGGATGCCGACGCACCATGGAGTGGAGACGGTGGCTTATCAAGCCGCGCTGGCGCACCTCTTGCAGGAGGAAATGTTTCGCTGGAGCCATGCGGTGGGGCCGAATGGAAAGCTCTATGGGAGCCGGGCATATTTCGAAATAACTAAGATTATCCATGGGAGAACCAGGAAAGAGCACCGGGTGGAGGGAATCTTGGCTCCACGCTATTCCGCCGGGTATATTACTCACCAGAGGCACTTTCCGGAGCTGATTAGCCAACTCCGGGATTGGCCTCTCGGGAAGATGGACTGTCCAGATGTGGTGAGCATGGCCATTGCGCTGCTTGATCCATTCGCCGCGCTCGCCGCGTGGACCGATGAGAGGGATGAGGATGGGAATTTGCTGGAAAATACTTTCCTGCGGGATCAATACAAGCCACTGAACTATGAGATTGGGGACTGGAGGTCGGCGCCATGATACTTTCCCCAGGGGCCACATTGATTAGCCGGCTAAGCAGCTGGTTAGCGGAGTAACTTAATGCTTGAGATGCCAACTGTTGGCCCATGGTATCGGCCAGTTAGCAATGAGACTTCGCTTCCGGAGACTCCGGCGGAACCTCCCCCGTCGGACTCGCCGATCGGGCTGTTGCTCCCCGGAAGCACCGCACATAAGCGAGTCTTAGATAAGCTTCTGGAGCGATTGAAAGCCTCCGAGGATAAGATGAGCCAATTTCACAGCCGGTGGCAGGCGAATGAGCGCCGCTTCCAGGCCTACATTCTTCAACAAGACTTTGAGAAGATGCTCAGCGATAGCAATAAGAAGGGGATGACGCCGAGCGCAACATCAATCACAGTTCCCTATGCCTATGCCACGGTCTGGACCATAGTCACCTACCTAACCCATACCTTTTGCGGAAGGAAGCCCATATTCCAGGTAGGTTCCTATGCAGCTGAAGCCGTTGAGCCGGCAAGAAAAATGGAGACTATGCTCCAATTCGGGGCCGACTACGGGAAGATGGTCTGGACGATATTTCAGTGGATGATTGATGGGCAGATCTACGGAATGGGGGCGGTGAGAAATCTATGGATAACCAAGTACAAGAACAAAGTCCAACAGGTACAGGGTTCCCCGCTTGGTGCTATTGCGCCAGACTTTCTCTCATCCTCTGTGATGACGCAAAGCGTTCCGTACTTGTCCTTCGAAGGGAACGAGACGGTCAATATCGACCCGTATCGGTTCTTCCCCGATCCCAGGGTTCCGATGAGCAAGGTGAATGAGAAAGGTGAATTTGTATTCTGGCGGACCTATGAGGGGAAGCATGCGCTTAAGAAGGCGGAGGCGGCGGGAACGGTGAGCTGGATCGACGCGATCGGGCGAGGTGGATCTAATGAGCAGGGGACTGATAATGATCAGTCGATGAGGGATCTGCTGACTGGAGGGGATGCCCATCCGGAGAGCTCGAGCCACCCGTTCCTCCGGGATGACTATCATCAAATTGACCAGGGGACGGTGGAGCTGATTCCAGTTGAGTGGGGCCTTGGACCGGAGAGTGTGCCAGAGAAGTGGCTATTCAGCATCGCCAACAAGCGACAAGTCATCCAGGCTGAAAAGTTCGACGCGGACCATGATCGGCACCCGGTGAGTGTCATTGAACCGAATAGCATTGGCTATGGGTTCGGACAGCTTGGGGTCGTCGACATGCTTGGACCAATTCAGGATATTCTAAGCTGGTTTGTCAATTCTCATGTCTTCAACGTGCGCTCTGCGCTGAATAATATGTTTGTCGTAGATCCGGCGTTCGTGGAACTCCAGGATCTGAAGAACCCAGAACCAGGGAAAATCATCCGGCTGAAGCCGACCGCCATGGGCCGAGATGTGAGGACTATGCTCCAGCAGCTGCCAGTCAGCGACGTCACTGCGAACCACGTCATGGATATGCAGAATTTTATGCGGATGGGAGACGTCCTGAGTGCGACCAATGACAACCTGCGCGGGGTGCAGGAGAGCGGCGGGCGCAAGAGCGCGACCGAGGTGCGGGTGAGTAGCGAGTCTGGCGCGAGCCGGCTGGCCGCGATTGCCCGGCTATGCAGCGCCCAGGGAGTGACCGATCTCGCAGGGCAGCAGGCCAGCAATATTCAGCAGTATCAAAGTATGGAATTCTATCTGAGGATTGTGGGCCAAGAGGGGATGATGGTGCCTATCGGCCCCAGTGACGTCCAAGGCGATTTCTATTTTCCGGTCCATGATGGGACGCTGCCCCTCGACCGAATCGCCCTCTTCGATATTTGGCGTCAGATCTGGACCGATGTCTCGACCAATCCCATGCTGATGATGCAATACAATGGACCAGCTATATTTGAACATATGGCGGAACTTGGAGGGGCGCAAAATATTAGCAACTTCAGGATTCAGGTCTCTCCGCCTGGGGCTGAGATGCCGCCTGGGGTAATTCCGTTCCCGATGCCGGGGCAAGGAGGGCAAGGTGGAGCACCGCAGTCGAGCGGGAGTGCAATTGGGGGTAACCCCGGAGGAGGATTCCAGTGATCTTGGCAGGAAACTCCGTCCGTTGCTCTCCTCAGATAGTCCTCTATGGATTATGCTTGGGGAAATTGAGCAGCGGGCAAAGGATATTGCCCAGTCCCTCCAAGGGGACGATCTGGTTAGCCAAGAAGGCGTCGCCAGGGCGGTGAAGAAACAGGGTATCGTGGAGGGACTGCGACTCGCAATCTCCATGGTGCTTGATCCAGTTAAGGAGCTAGAAGATGCCGAACGAGAATCAAACGTCGATTCAGCCCCCTGAGGGCGAGGCTGCGCCGTCTGATCTGAGCCAAGCCATCAGCGATGGCTATGATCCGTTTGAACCTGGGCAAGGCCCGGGCGAGGAAGGAGAGGGCGAAGCTCCTCCAAGTCCTCCGGAGCAGCGAGCTGTTGGTGGAGATGAAACAGTCCCTCCGTCAACCCAACCGCCACCTGTTCAAGCACCTGATCCTGTAGTTCAAAGTTTAGCGCAAATAAGAGAGTTGCTTCAGAGGGGGGAAGAGCAGCGCCAGGCGGCGCAACCGCCGCAGGCACCGGCTCAAGCCCCTCAGGGTCCGAGATTTAACTTCCAGGTGCCGCCGGCAATAGCCGCTGGCATCATAACAAGTGAAGATCCGGGGGAACGGCTCCAGGCCCTCACCGCGTTTGCAAACGGTCTAGCCAACTCCATACACTCGGAACTCGTTGGAGAATTTAACCAGCGACTTGAGTCCTTTGCTCGAGCGGTGCCGCAGGCGACGGCTCAGCAACTCACTCAACGGGAAGAGCAGGGCCGGATGTGGAATGAGTTCTATGGACGATTTCCGCAACTTGCGAAGAGTCCGAATGTGATGCGGCTTGTGGCCATGACGGCACAACAACTTGCTAAGGAGCAGGGGCAAAATGCCGGATGGTCGCCAGCGTTTATTGAGGAAATTGGGAAGCGGGTCTACGGCGACCTGGGCATTCCGGCGACGGGTGCTCCAACTCAGCGCGTCCCTAAGCCGGCCAGCTACTCCGCTGGAAGCGGTCCTCGGCCTAGTGCGCCAAAGAGTGCGAACTCCTCGATTCAGGATATTTGGGAAACCATGGGCTATTGATGGCCCGGTTCGATGTTCGAACCGTCACACCAGAGGGACGACGATTATGCCTATTCAGGGACTGCGGACAACCGCTAACTTCGTAACGAATGAGAGGCCAGAGAATTGGAGACAAGCTCTCCTCCGGACCTATCCGAATGGGATGGCTCCGCTCACGGCGCTGACGAGCTTGATGAAGAGCGAAAATACTGACGATCCGGTCTTTCATTGGTGGCAGAAGTCGCTCGATGATCGGAGAGTCAAGGTCAGCGCTGCCATGACGAATGTGGCGACGACTATTACGGTTGATGCCACGTTTAAGACGGCGCTCATTGCGAAGGCTGGGGACTTGTTCCTCGTGGAGGCAACGGGGGAAATTGTCCGGGTGAGCGCTGATCCGACCGCCAGCACTACCCTGACGGTGGCCAGAGCGCAGGCGGGCACCACCGGAACTGCTATGGACCCGACCGTCGCCGGGACTAACTACTACATGGTGCTCATTGGCTCGGCGTATGAGGAGGGTTCGCTGGCGCCTACCGGGGTGAACTATGATCCGAACGAGGTGTATAATTACACCCAGATCTTCCGGAACACTTTGGAGATGACCCGGACTGCAAGCAAGACTCGCCTGCGGACGGTTGAGCAGGTGAAGGAGGCTAAGAGAGAATGTCTGGAGCTCCACTCGATTGATATTGAGCGGGCGTTCTGGTTCGGCAAACGATTCAGCACGACGCTCAATGGGAAGCCGATCCGCTATACCGCCGGGATTGAGGCTCAGATTCTGGCTGGAGCCCCCGGCAATACTGTGGCCGCTCCGGCTGGTGGGCTGATTGACGCCAACTGGGTTGAGGCGAATATGGAACTCGCGTTCCGGTATGGCTCGTCCGAGAAGGTTGCGTTCGGCTCGAACGTTGGGCTGATGGCGCTCAATCAGGTCGTCAGGAAAAATTCTCAGTACCAGATTAGCACCGGGATTAAGGAATATGGGATGACGGTCTCCCGAGTCCTATGTCCGTTTGGGGAACTCGTGTATAAGACCCATCCCCTCTTTAATCAAATGCGAGGGGCAGTGAATGTGAGCGGCGCCGCCTTCTTGACCAAGGCGAATAACATCTATGTGCTGGATATGGGCCAGTTCATCTACCGGTGCTTCCCTGGGGATGACTTCCGGTATGAGAAAGACTTGACCGCGGTTGGGCTGGATGGGCAGAAGAGCGGATATTTGACGGAATGTGGAGTGGAGCTTCATCATCCGGAGGCTCACTTCATCTTCACCGGCATCACCGGTGGGACGGCGGATGCATAGAGGAGGAAAGAAAGTGGCTAAGAAACCAGCTGGTAAGCCGAAGCCAAAGCCGGGTAGCGGCAAGCCATACTGAAGCTAACTGGAGGCCTTCGAGATGCCCACGGTCAATGACTTCTATGATAACCTACGGAGGGCATTGAGCCGTGGGACATCCCTTGAGCAGGAATTGAAGGACTGGAGTGCGGAGGCACTGAAGTTTCTCGAGCGGAATACGACGTTCAACTACATGCGGGATACTTATTTCCTCCTCCCATTCCCGGACGTGTTATATTTCGATCTGGACTTGCCCCGGCTCAAGCAGATCGACTCGCTGAGTTATTTCGGAGTAGATGGCGGGGCGATTCCGCTAACTAAAATAAATCGACAATCGCTTGGCGCGTTCAATCACACTCGGCCCTGTGGGTATTGGCAACAGGGCACGAGGCTATTTTTTGAGGGTTCTCTGAAGCCGGCGGGGATGACTCAAGAATACCCCATGATTCTCCGGGTCGTGCAATTCTCCGTCTGGCCATCTGATGGCACGGTGAGCCACCCGTTGCTTGAGTTTGCTGATGATCTGCTGAAGTATCAGGTTATGGTTCAGCAGGCGCCGGCCCTCAGGAAGGATGAGTCCATTCCGAGCTGGAAGCTCATGAGGGATGAATCACTCCAGAGCGTGGCTATTATGCAGGAGGAACTGGAGAAGGAGACTGAGATCTCGATGGAATACTGGGGAGGCACCGGGAGGCTGTATCAAAATGCCTCGGAGTGTATAAATGCTATTGAGGGGATGTATGATCTTCCAGACACCTTCGGGGTTCCGGGACTCTATCATGTTGGGCCAGGCTAGGCTCGAGGCAACTCCATGGTGAATCCGCTCATCAACGTTGGTCCCGGCGGGCCGATTGAAGCCGGGATTATGGCTGCCCGGCACCCAGAATCTGCACAATTCTGGCATGATGCGGAGAATGTGGCGTTTCGGGATCTGGGGATTGAGAAGGCCATTGGGCCGCAGGAACCTAATATTATCTCGACCGGGGTGCCGGTGGTCCGGCTGGCGCAGGTGCAAAGCCGAGATGGCTCCAGGCGGATATATTTCCAGGACTCGCTCTGGAGGATATTTGGCTGGGACGGTCCTGGGCCAGTGTTCTATATTGGGCAGGTGAGTGGGCCAGCGCAACTATTGCCCTATGGGAATTGGCTATTCGCCGCCTGCGCCGGGGGGTGGCTCTGGAAGGGGGAGGGAGCGCTAGTCCAGCTCGATCTCCCGACCAGCATACATTCCGTCGCTAAGCTGGCCAACCATGTGGTGTTCTTCGGAAATCGACTCGTGCAGTGGCCGGATGTCCGAGATCCAGAGCAATTCACTCCAGCTCATGATAAGACGGCGGGGAGCTTCTTGATTCGGGACTCGGAATCCGACATTGTGGCAGTCGTTCCGGTAAGCAATGGACTAGGAATTTACTCGAAAGATACGGCTCGGGTGCTGAGCTATCGCGGCGCTGGGATGTGGTTTGGGATGGAATCCCGAGTACTGGATGGCATCGGTGCAGTTGGGCCGAACTCGGTATGCTCTGCTGGATTCAAGAACTACGGCCTGACGAAGAATGGAATCTTCATAACGGATGGGACTCAATTTGAGTTCGTCGATCATCCAGCGATGCATGGGTATCTGAATAATAATCTGGACTGGGAGAGGGCAGATGAAGTCTTCACCCTGCATAATGAAGCGTTTGAGGAGGTAATATTTTTCTTCCCCTCGCCGGAGGGGGAGTGGAAGGGACTCGGATATCGATATGCCTCCGGCGGGTTCTCGAAATATAATATTCCGGTGAGGGCGGCGCTCCCCCGCGAGGTTTTCGATTATCCAATCTTCGGAACAGAAGATGGTATTGCACTTGGGAGCGACTATGCCCGGAGCTCGAGCTACATCCTGACGAAGCCGCTTGATGCCGGGGACTCGGTGACTTATAAATTCTGGGACTATTTTCGGTTCGTCGGAGAGTGGAGTGGGATGCACCTCAAGATTGGCGTCCATGATGAGGTCAATGCGGAACCGCTCTGGATCTACGATGGGAGCCTGGAAAGTTTCCTGCACTTCCATAGGGAGAGCGTATTCTTGACTCTGGAGCTTACGGGAGAACCCGACTCATGGTTCAACATCTCCCAGGTGATGGTGACGGGGGTTCCAAGTGGTAGAATATTCTAGCGTAAATGCTCATGAGATTCTCAAGCCGGAAGTTGGTGGCTCTGGGACTATGGTGCTATGGCTTCGCGGCGCGCCTGTGCCTCCCGGGTGGATCGCCTGCGATGGGCGGTGCTATCCGGCGGAGATCTCTCCGGTGCTTTACTCGTTCCTGGAGGGGAATAGGATGAAGGGAGATCCTCAGGGGTATTTTCGAGTGCCGAACTCTGCACCGCTACTCCCCTCGTCTTCGATCGTTCAGCTGATTATTAAACTCTGATGCTCCATTCTCCTCCACCGGTCCTGATGGTCCTCATCCCTCCCCATGATATGCGAGATGATGAGATTAAGTTGCTGATCACCACCGCTCCGTTTGATTATAGTGGACGGAGTCCGGCGGAACTGGTGGCTCAGATTATCTCCGGCCGCTTGCAGCTCTGGAGGATAAGTGGGCTGATGAGGGGGCTGATGCTCACCCGGCTGGATAAGAACTCGCGCGGTAAAACACTCTGGATTGAGGGAATTGGGGGAGATGGACTGGTGGAGCACCGGGATGATGTTCATTCCGCGATTAAGCAAATTGCCCGCCGGGCCGGCTGCTCCACGTTCTCCGGGCTAATCCAGAGGGAGGGGATGGACTGGCTACTCGCGAGCCGGGCCATTCCGATTGTTGCTCATATTTTTCAAGGGGAGGTTGAACCACTCCAATGATCAGGTCCAGGCATTTTGACTCGTTGCTCAACTCCACCCGGCTCTGGTTCGGCACCACCGGGGGAGATCAGGATATTACCTCGAGGGTGGAGCCCTGGGATGAGGCGAAGCCGTATTTCCAGGATCTCTACATTGCGGCGCAGCAATCGTTTATTAATACTCCACGGGATGTTTACTCAGGCACTTTCTTTGCAGGGGAAAATGACTACGATTTGCTCGCGAGGACCGCCCTGGACGAAGCGGCGAATGAAATGTCCCTCGATGCGGACAGGATTCGGGACCACCAGGCGCAATTGTACTCTGGCTACTGGCTCAACCCTAATACTAATCCATTTATTCTAGGGACGGTTAATGCTAGCCTGGATACGGTTAATCGTCAGTTTACTGATGAGATCCTCCCAAGCATAATTGATCACGCCATCCAGGGGGGAGCGTACTCTGGGACCTCACAGGCTGAGCTCACGCTCCGGGCGATTGAGCGATATAGCAATGAGGCGAATAAGATAAGTGCTGCGGTCTATTATGAGAATTATCAGAGAGAACGCACTATTCTCGAGGCGAGTCCTCAGCTCTTGACCGTGGCGGAGAATATTGAGGCTAAGAAGGGACAGCTGCTCCAGGCGAACGCCGACCTCCTCCGGGCCCTGACCCAGATAGGCCTGGATGAAGCACTCAAGCATCGGGAGCAGGAACTGCTCAGCCCGTGGTATGGGTTTGTGGAGTATACATCAGTTCTGACTGGTGGTGGGTTCTCGAGCCAAAGTCAGGAGCAACCTCAGGCTAATCCGCTGGGCAGCCTCTTGACTGGGGCGATCGGTGGCGCCGCCACCGGGTGGGCCATTGGAAGCGAGGTGGGTGCAGTTGGTGGTCCGGCGGGAGCTGTGATTGGGGGACTGCTGGGTGGGATTGGAGGGTTGATGTGATGGCGAGTTATGATGGGCGTGTTCGAACATCGAACCGTCACACGACTAACTCTGAGGAGCCAAGCTGATGGCTGAGCCAATTCTTGACTATTTGCGGAAAGCTCTCTTGCTCTCCCAGGGCGGGCCACAGGCGCTCCAGGCCGTGTGGCCTCAGGGCACTCCGGCCATGGGCCTGGCTCCTGGCTCGATTAATCCGGCTGATGCTAGGCCGGGAGGCTTAGGGGGACTCGTGGCTCCGCCTGCTGGCGCCCCACCGCCATTCGGGGGAGGGCAAGTTACCTCCCCTGGAGCTGGACATGTTCCGGCGGTCTGGGAGGATCAAGGATTCTGGAACTGGATTAAGCATCCGGTTGATCCGAGCCTCGATAGGGCGCCGGTCTGGAATAAGCAAGGGATGGGGAACATCCCAGCCGCGGTGGTTAATAATATGCCTATTCCGCTGATCGCACGCACCCTGGATGCGTACGGCCACGCCGCGAGTGATGCGGCGAATAATGCTTATAATTGGGCGACGACGTCGGAAGGGGAGGCGCTCAAGCAGACCGCGGCGAAGGCTGCCGGCGCGGCGGCGCCGGCACCTCCACCGGCGCAGGTGACGCCAAGTGGGACTCCAACGCAAGCTGGGACTCCGCAGGATGCTGCGAGTTACATTGCAGGGCCGGAGAGCGGTGGGAATCCTAATGCGAAGAGTACGAGAAGCTCAGCCACCGGGACAGGGCAGTTTATTAAAAGTACCTGGGCCGAATTCATGCATGAGATGCATCCGGAGCTTGGGAGTGCGGGGGAGGACATCCAAAAGTACCGGACGAATGATGCGCTCAGCAGGGAGGCAATAAATTGGTATGCTGGGAAGAATACGGCCGTGCTGCAAGCGCATGGCTATCCGGTGGACCATGCGAATATTTACCTGGCTCACCACTTCGGGCCTACAGGAGCGGTTAATTTGCTGGACGCTGATCCAAGTGTGCCCGCAGTTACCGTGCTGGATAATGATGCAGTAGCGGCTAATCCCTGGGTGAGGGATTTGAGTGTGGCGCAACTCCGGGCTCGCATCTCTCGGATGGCCGGCCAGCCGACGCCGGCGTTGCCATATCAGCAAAAGTCATATCAAGCCACTTCTCCGCCGGACGTCCCAGGATATGTTGACCAGCCAATAGCTCAGCCTCCGGACTACTCCGAGTCCAACTCCTGGTGGGAACAAGCTGCGCCCCAGCGGTATACTACACCTGCGGAGCAGAAGAATGACCGGATTGGGGCTATTCTGCAGGGGATGGCTCAGGGTGCGGCAAATACTGACCTCACCCGAAGCGGCGCCGTTGGAAAGCTCTTCGCCAATGTTGGCGCCGGAGCGCTGGCTGGCCGCGCGGGGGCTCGGGCGGATGAGCGGGCCGCGGAGCAGGATTATGGGCGCCGGCAGCAAGGTTACGCCGCCTCAAGGGCTGGAGTTGCCGGGCAGAGGGCTGAGACGAAAGCCACCTATGGGAACGCCGCAGCGGAAACGAAGAGGGCCAATGTAGTTGGGAAGCAGGGGACGGACTATAATCAGGCTACACAGGACTATACTGTCAGTGAAGCCAATAAGGCGACGAAATTCAAGGCGGATCAGGCGAATGCCGAAGCACTGACTCAATGGAATAATTCTATTGGGGTTCCGCAAATCCTGGGCACTCCGAGTGATAAGGGATTCTGGACGAACACTCCGGGGACTGGAATTGAATTCCATCCTGCACCTGCGCAGGAAAGCGATCTGTTTAAGAATTTTGGGAAGCCGAAGCTTCCTGATGAGATTAATGATAGGGTAACGTATAATATGATTGCTCAAACGGGGAGGGAGCCGCTCAAGAGTCGAGTCTTGAAGGACATCGTTAAGTCGGGGCAAGCACCTAGGGTGATGCCACCGGAATTAGTTGCCGAAGCTACCGCTCTTGCTGATGCTGATAAATCGCTCCAGATGCTCATGGGAACCACCGGCTATTCCGCGGCGAGGGATGAGATTATAAGCAACTATCTGGAGGAAAAACTAAGGGGGAATGATGGCTGGGTGCCGAGTGCGGCGGCGATTGGGAACTACGGGGCGCAAATATTGATGGACGCGCAATGATATGGCATTTGCGGGCACAGGGACGGCCCGTGGCGGGCGTTGGCCGGATCGGGGTACCCGTATGCCGGGGCAACTCAACGGCGCCCCACGGGGCCGGGATTTGGCCCATCCATTCCATGAGGATTAACTCCGGTGGTTGAGTATAATTTCCCAAAGGTGGCGCCGCTCGGTCCGCAAACCCAGCCCCCTGGTGGGGGAGTACAGATCCCCCAACCCGCAGTGGCGCCACCGCCTTCGAGTGAAATACCCTCCTACCATTTCCTGGCTGGGATGGGAGCGAGTGCGCTGGAGGGCGTGACTGGACTCGTGGGGGTAAGCATCCCGGGGGCCGCGGAATTTGAGCAGGAGCATCCGTATCTGGCGCTTGCGACGCAATTCGCTACCATGGCGGTTCCGTATGCTGGATGGTATAAGACGACGACGGCGATTCCGAAGGTTGCGAGGCTGATTGGGGCAATTGGAGATCTTGAGAAAGCGCCGTTCGCAGTCGGAGCAGCAAGGGAAGCCGTCCGCTACGCACCATTTGAACTCGGGCGCCTCGCGGCGAGCCAGGTGGTTGGCGATGAGTCGTTCCCTGATATGGCAGGCGACGTCGCTCTTAGCCTCGGTCTTAGTGCTGGCGTTGGTGGCCTTGTTCATGGTTTGGCTGCTGGTGGGACTCGGGCCCTCAAGACTAGCATTCCAGGAGTTGATGCGTATGCTCCTCTCCCCTTGCAACTTCGTAAGTTGCGGGAAGTAGCAGGGAGCGGAACACTTACTCCAGAGCAGATGAGCCTGGCTAATCAGCGCATTATGCAGGTTGAGATTTTGAGCCGCGCTGAGAAGGCGCCGAGGGGGAAATATGTAGCCGATATCGGCGGGAAGGCGCTGACCCGGAACTTGAACTCCGTATTTAACTCGGATGCTAAAAGCGGACGGGTGCTGCAAAGTAAGCCCTTCGTGGTTAAATCTAAGCCGGAGACTCCGGGATTTGATTCCGAGGAAGCCTGGAGGCTGGCCGCAAGCGACGCTGGCCTGCCGGAGAATTTCTCTGAGCTGGGACAATTCTATCGCCATGTCTCTTTTCGGCCGACGGGAAGAACTCCGGCGGTGGCCGATCAGATTACTAAACTGTTTGGAGATGTTCAAGCAGGGAAGCTGAGCTGGCCGGACTATACCAAGGCGGTGGAGAAATTAGCCTCCAAGGATTATGCTAAGAATAGCGCGGCACTTCTCGATCGGCAGATTACGAATGGACTGGAGAGCGTCGGGGATGGGTGGTTCTTGGGGAGGGAATCGCCTGATGGAATGTTCGTGATGGCGAAAAAGAGCCGCGGCGTGCCGAAGGCTGCAACTGGACTCGACGAGTGGGTTATATTTAAGACTGACCGCCCCAGTGCGTTCCATCCGAAGGCAGACCGCTGGAATAATGTAGTAATTGGGGCGAACTCGTGGATTCCCGGAGCGGGGGAGCTGGTGGATGGGGGGCTAGTCTATGGAATTGGGCAGACTTTTCGGAAGAATTTCCCCCTTCGGGACCTGCGGGTGGCTCAACGCCCCTCCATGATTGCGGCGTTTGCGCCTAAGAATCTCGTCGGGCCATCAGCCGTCGCGGCGGAGAAACTGCAAAGCGCCACTCGGGAATTCCTCACCCCGACGAGTCATCAATTCACTAAGAGTCCACTCGCTCAGCATATTCTCCAGAGCGCGAGGGCAATGGTGGAGGGGGCGGACACTCTAGCCCACGATGTAGTATTTGGGCGGCAGAAGGCTCCGACTAAGAATCTATTCGTCTACTCTCTCCGGGCGGGCCAGGCCGACATCACGGATAGCGTTCAGGGGATTGTCAATAGCCTGGACTCGAAGGATCTGGAGGATTTGCGCCAGCTCCGGAATGCTGAGGTCCCGCCGGATCAGTATGCTGCACTCGCCGCGGCGGGGAAGATTACTCCACGGGCAGCGCAGGCGGCGAGCGCCCTGGAGCAACTTAACTCAGGAGTGTGGGAACAGGGCTCGAAATTAGCAACTGCAATTGGGGAAGTTCCGAAGAAGCCGAGGACTGGGCACTTAGGATTATCTCGAGAATGGGAGGGGGATACCCGGATTGCCATTCGGGACCAGGCCGGGGTGCTGAGGGCCCTTGCGGGAGGGGCAAATCGCAAGGCCACTCAGGCGAATGCGAAGCGGCTCATGGCGCAGATTCCGGGGACGAGGCAAGCTGAAGAGTTCTCCATAAGCCAGCTACACCGTGCCTCTCCGGAGATCCAACGGTTGGGCACCATGCCGGGTTTTATGCTGGAGCGGGATGGCATCCGGGGCTATAAATTTGATCTGGAGCCCTGGACGAAGAAGGACTTAATCGAAGCGTACTCGAAAAATACGAGGGATCGGTTCCGCCACCAGGCGGAGAAATCGATCCAGGATCAACTGGCCCAGGATATGAATCGACTGGGGGCTGACGATCCGGTCATGCATAGAATGGTGAGCGCGAGGATTAATGATCTCCTGCTTAAGCAATCCCCTGCCGCCAAGATGCAGAACCAAGTTGTTGACTCCGTCCTTGCGCCGTATATTGGATCGAACTCAGCCACTCGGATTGTGGGGGTGACTAATACCTCTATGTTTGCATTCCACCTGGGGATGGCGAATATCAGTCATCCGCTGACTAATCTAATGACCTTCTTCCAGACGGTGACTCCGGAACTGGCCTTCGTCCTCGGGGCTCCACGGGAGGCGGCAAGCCACTATTATAGCAGCTTGCCGGTGGCTGGCACGAAGGGTCCGAGCGGCTTCCTCTCGGTCTTCGCTCCGCTTAAGGCAGGGTTCCGCGGCATAAGGGAGATGGCAAGGCCGCAGGCTGATACGCTCCAGGCGGTGGGGCGAGCCGCGAATGATGGCACGCTAGCGCCGAGATTTGTGGAGGAATACATTGGGGAGACCGCGACTAAGGTTAAGGATCTGAAAAGTGCGTTCTCCTCTCCGAAGGACTTTGCCCAATGGCTGGGTGGGGTCTCGAGCTGGCTCCCGGCGAACTCAGAGAAGATGGCTCGGACTCATACATTCGTCACAGGGTTCCGGGTGGCGAAGGATGTAATGGGCCTGACGGATGACGCAGCGTATCTATTCTCTAAGCAGTTGACTGAACGGACGATGTTCCTCTACTCGACGGCAGACCGGCCGAGGATATTTACCAGCCCCATCGGCTCCGCTCTCGGGCTCTTCAAGACCTGGATGATGAACTACATGGCGATGATGGTGGAATACTCGGGGCAAGCGGTGAAGGGAAATATTGCGCCGCTCGCTTGGCAGACTGGGGGGACGTTTGCAATAGGGGGACTGGCAGCGACGCCACTCTACTGGGTAGCCAATGGATTCAGCCGGGCCTTTTCCGGTGACTCGATGCTGCAAAATACCTATGAAAACCTCTCCGAGGGCGGCGCTGATGCGCTGATGTTCGGCCTGCCGGCGGCCCTGACTGGAGTGAGCCTGTATAGTCAAGTGCAAAGCCCGTTTGCCGATCCGGTGCATGATGCTAATATGCTATGGAGTTCCGTGACCTTTGACCGGATGGCAAGCGCCGTGAAGGCTGTGGGCTCCGCGATTGATCATTGGCAGGCGACGGGGGAGCATCCTGGGAAGAGTCCTGCCGTGCGGGATCAGCTAGTCCGAGCGTTCGCGCCCTCCACGATTAGCCGGGCGCTGGCCTCATTCTCGGGGGAGGATACTATTAGGAGCCTGAGCACCGGGTATCCACTCATCGATGATGTTAGCCTGGGGGAGCGGCTATTATATACTTTTAAGCTGAATCCGACTCAGGTTGACCGCGCCATGCAAGCCTCGAATGAATTGTATAATAATAAAGCGACGCGGGCTAGTGTGACCTCTGCCCTTGGGCAAGCGTACTATGAGGCGATGCAAGCCGGGGACTTTGTCGAGACTAGTAATATTCTGCGACGGGCCATCCTACTCGGGATTCCTCCGAGCCGGATAGGGGACTCGGTTAAAGCAAGAATGAGACTCGGGCAATCCGCACTCAGCCGGTATAAGCCTGGAGATGTTCAGCAGTATGAAGGGGCGTTGCAGCCGTGATGGGCCGGTTCGAACATCGAACCATCCCACCAGAGTTGATGATTCTATTGCTCGCTCTGTGCCTCACCCTGCCGTCCTGCGAGACTCCGGGGGTGGTATTCGCCGTCGGCTCGAGTGTTACTATTAGTAAAGCTGCGTCTGAGGGTGCTGGCACGGCGAGCGCGGGAGCCGCGGTGGTGAGGAGGAGAAATTAAGCCATGGCAAGCTGGGATGAGAAGCTCAAGGAGTGGTGGGACCAGTCGAATATGCGGAACATGGTCCTTCCCGCCGCGCAAAGCGCGATGCCGTACCTGCCCGGCGGGATGCTGAGTAATATGGTAGAGGCGGAGGGGGAGAATCTGGTTAATCTCCTGGGAGGTCAGGAGACGCCAGCTCAGGCCTACTCGCACTCGCCCTTGATGCAAAGCACCGTGGAGCCGCTCCGGGATTTTGGCTCGATGGTGGGGCGGGCGCTGCAGGATCCTGGAAGCCTGTGGGATGTTAATCAGGAGACTGGAGAAGCTCATATCGGGCAGGGGCCGATTGAAGCGGCTGCCGGCGCCGCGATGACGATTCCGATGGCGGGACTGGCGAGCGGGGCTGGGCGGGCAAGTCAACTGGCGAGCGGTCCTCTGCTCGATAGTCTGAAATGGAAGTTGGAGAGCCATGCTAATCAGCTTGGAATGCATGTGGATGACCTCGCTCAGAATGTGATGAATAATCCGGAGAATTGGCCGGATCTCACGGCCCAACACGGGCCTCATATTGAGGCCGCGGCGGAGGAGACCTACGGGAAGCTGCCTCCGCTCGAGCACGATTACTATGATCTGCCGGAGGCTGGAATCTACCCAACTGATTCCCATGGAATGGCCTATGATCCGGCGGATATCCAGCCACCTCTGAAGACCTTGGGTGATGGATCGGTGCTCACCTCGGAGGAACTTAATCACCTCATGGATGCTGGCTATGGAGATATAGCTCTTGAGCAGATGACGCTGGATCAAGCACATACAGCGCTGGAGAATACTGGATACTACCCGGATGTGCTGGGGGGAGAGAATTGGACTCCGGCGGGCGGAGGGCAGCTCCCCGCTCCTCCGAGCCAAATTAATGTTCCTCTTGATAAGTACGGTGAGCCGCCTGGGAATTTTAAGACCCTGGGCGATGGGTTGAGTATTCCAGCGAAGGATTGGTACCTGATTCAGGATACTGGCCACGATCCAGGAGCGATGAATTATAAGGATGCCTCGGCTCTGCTGGCTAAGGTTAAGCCAAAGATGGAGAAGCCGAACCTGGCCCAGAAGCCGTACTATGGGACGGGAAGTCAGGAGATGGATGATCTGATAGCAGCCGCCGGGGAGAAGGGATGGGACCCGCATACGCTCGCCGGGAAATATACGGCGGGGGAGCTGAGCGAGATGAGTTTGCATTATCACTCGATGGTGGATGCGAGTAATGTAGTGAAAGGAAGTAGCCTTGAGCCGCTTGTGAAGGGCTATACTGCACCGCCGGTCGATCCACTCAAGCCCAAGCCGCTCCAGCCGGGCATCGCGCCGTGGGCTCAGACTCCAGCCATCCCTCTGACTAGTATTCAGCCGCCGCCGCCCGGCCAATATTTGGCCCATGGCACTCCGGAGTGGGAACAGCTGATGAGGAGTATTTATGCGGGTGGAGAGAATGAGAATGAGCTGCTTAAGGAATTTCTGGGGAATCAGTATAATAGGAGGGGAGAAGCTGCTGGGGCGGAGTTGCTGAGTAAGTATCCTTCTGGCGGTAATCCTCGATCTACTATAATTCCACACGGATTTTATACTGGAGGAAGTGATTGGAGAGATAGGGTTGATGCATTCTTGCAGCGTGGCTTCCCGGGGGATGCCGCGGCGAGGCAACGGGCTGAGGATATGGGAATCGATCTGGATACGACGCTTTGGCACGCTGGTAGACATCCGATGCTTCGGTTCCGCGATCCGACCAGTAAGGGTGATGAGCAGGCTATTTTCCTCTCGAAAGATCCAGATATTGCAAAGCAGTATGGCAAATATCTATACCCGCTTCATCCTAGACTGGATGATCCGCTAGTGAAGGATTGGGGAGGAAGAGAGTGGAATTATGATAACAGAATGCAAAACTTGATAGATGAAGCGAGAGGGCAAGGTAAGAGTTACGCAATAGGGACTAATATGAGAGATATTGGAGGATTGCAGGATCAATATATGATGCTGGACACTAGTGCGGTGAGGAGCCCCTGGGCTCAGTTCGATCCAAAGAAGAAGGGCTCTATTGATTGGCTGGCAGCCGGCGGAGTTCCGTTCAATCCGTTCGACTTCCTCGCGCAGACCGAGGAACAGCGACGCCACTAAGCCACTCACTCCACTCCGTGCTGGTGCAATGGGCGCGGGATGTATAGCTCGCTCCCGGCTTGCCGGGCTATCATATTACTTTTCTCCATGACGTCGATCAGACGGTTGATTTTCTCCGATGGGATGCGGGAGGCCAGGAATAGCTTGATTGAAGTTATGTGGGTAGGTTTTTTGTCCTTCCAAGCCTGATACATGTAGTAATGCAGCTCGTCCATTACCTGCTTGTCACTCTTCCCCACCATGTCTCGGAAGACGTCGGGCATCGCCTGCTCGGCACTCAAGAGCCATCCCTTCGCTCGATCGAAATCAGGTTGGGTGATTATGAGGGAATTGTTCCGGGAGAGGGACGCGACCATGCAGAGCTTAATCAGGTGGACGTGGCGCCGCCCGCAATAGTGGACCAATTTACTATGCCTCGGGTAGGGCTCCATCCCCGCCTCGTGCCAGTCCATGATCGATTGGGTGGCGGAGGCTTCGAGGGAGAACTGACCGTAGAGGTCCAGAAGTTGGCTCAAGTCCGCCGCTAGCTGGGACTCCAGTTTGGGCTTCCCGAAATCCTCCTCCCCGAAGAGAGGCTTACGGACTGGGACGCCGGAGTATATCATGATCACGCGGGACATGGTGCCCTGGCCCCAGGCTTCCTCCGGGAGGAGATTGGCCAAGAATGCTGGCTGGGTTCCGGCGAGCCAATTGATCTGAGGATTGAATATCTCGATGTCGATGTTCCCGCCGCGCCGGGTCTCCGAGTAGATAGGGGGAGCATTATAAATGTTAGTGAGGTTAGATAAGAAATCGAGGTCGTGAGCTGAGATGAATACGCCGAGTTCCTCGGATAGAATCTGAATCGAGCAATACTCGAGCAAGTCGATCTTGCCCTCCTGGCCCCTGAACTTGGAGATCGGAATCCGGCGCTGAGCTCCCTTCATGTAGTCGATCATTGAAGCCTTGGTCATCGAACGGGGAGCGACTTTGAGGTGACCGAAGACTCCCCCTCGGGCCTTGTGCCAGATGCGCTCCACTGGGCCGATGGCCTGACCCTTCCCGGTAGTTGGTGGGCCGATCAGCCAGGTGAAGAGGTGGGGGAATACTGGATCCTGGAGAGTCTGGACCCATACTCGGCGCTCGAGGGCTCCGGCGATGCAACTGATGCCCGCCCAGAGGCGGAAGATTGGCGGTGCCGCCGCCGACTCCGTGCAGTCCATGAATGAGTCGAGCCAGTCGGAAAGCACCCGCGCTCTAGGCGACGAGGCGACTAAGTGGATCGCTGGTTGGGGAGTCCCGCCTGACTCTACCATCCGCTTCCCCCAATGCTAGGTGCTTGAGTCCATCTGGGTTGCTGGCACTATACTTGCTCCAGTTCCACCCGACCGCCACATCACTCGGGATGAACATTGTTCGACCCCCATGCTGGAGTGGCGTGACCATCAATGGGAGCACTCGGGAGATTAGCTCGGTCTCGCGCTCCTCATGGTACTGGATGAGGATCGCATCGTGGACCTGGGCTAGGATGTCCACTTCCTTTCCAAGGTGATGCCAAACTCGCCAGAGGGCGAGGTTGAGCAGCACCCCGACCATGTGCTGGGGGACATGAGCTATTGCTTCCCGGAGGGTCGCATCATCGTTCCGGCGGCCGAAAAATGTTCTGGTGGTCCCAAGCGGCGTGCTGATCTGGCCACTCAGCTGGAGCTCTCGAGATATAAATCTGTGGTAATCCTGAAGCTCAGGGAAAGCATGGAAGTAATCCCGGCGGAAGCTCTCGATTAGTTCCTGAGGAACTTTAAGATTCTTGCTAACCGTGAATGGCTGCCCGTAGTAATTGGTGGCGTGTCCGGCTCTCTTGGCCATATCTCGGTAGGAGAAATGCCGGTAGAATGGTCGCTCGGCCAACGCCCGATTATGGCTGGGGTCCTCTGTCCATGGCATCCTCGGCCACACCAGCCGAGCGACCGAGGTATGGAGGTCCCCTGACTCGCTAGCGTCAAGGTAAGCGCTCCGCCCAAAAATAGTCCAACAAAGAAAGCCAACAGCACGGCTCTCGGCCTGAGATAGGTCGATGTAAGCCAACTTGCGCCCGGGGTCTGCGATGAATATTCGCCTGAGCTCTTCGGTAAGATTCTGGAGATTGGTTCCGCCTCCCTCGACGTTCTTGGAACTCGACCATCGGTTGGTCTCGGTTCCGACAACATTATACGAGGTATGCATGCGATAGGACCCGTCCGAGGCTTCATCGACCTCGCTCCGTAGGATTGATGATTTCTTCCGGAGATCTCTAAGCTTCAAGATACAATTAATCAACGGCTGGGTGTGGAAGTATGCAGCCAATTTCTCGAGGGCCTCCCGATCGGTCGAGAGCTTTCTCTCTCCCTTGAAGAACTTGAACTGCTGGGGGTAGCCCATGGCGGAATAGAAAAATTCCTTGAGCTGCTTAGGGGAGCGAGGATTGAGGCCAGTGCCCCAGATTGCGGTGGCGAACTCATCGAGGATTTCCTGGACTCGGATCTCGTCCTCCTCGAGGCGGTGGATGAAGGCCCATCTCTTCGCGTTGTCCACTCGGATGCCACGGAGCATCATCTCGAGAGCCGGGGCTTGAACCGCTCGGCTGAAATCATACATGAGCTGAGACTCGGGAGAGGTCGGGAGCGCCGAAAGTTCCTCGAAGATCTCGAGGGTGAGGGCCGCGTCGAGGGCGTTGTAAATCTGGTGGGTTTGGTGCTCGTCGAGAATGGACGGTAAGTCGGTGCTGTTAAGCAACATCCTCCGCCTCCCCGTACGGTGCGACGCTCATGATAGAACGATCGAAAGTGTAGATTTTTTTATTGAGCCGCTCGCAGAGGATGATTTCATGATAGACTCCCTCAGATTCCTCCCATCCGTTCATCTTGGCGATGATCATCCCGGCACTCTGCATGATGAATATCTTATTGAAATCGCTCCAGTGCTTGTAGTCCTTATTGAGACTATGCCTCTCCGCTAGCTGGTGGATTGAGCCAATCGGGGAGTATATGTAGAGGCCGGCCTGGATGAGGTCCGCCTGATAGTCCAAAGCCAACGCCGCTCGGAATTGGCGCTCCACGGCAGAGGGAGATGAATAGGGGGAAGCTAGATAGTAATAGCCTCGACATTGGATCTCGCTGGGGTGCATCCTACTCTTCCCTCTTGGTATCCGAAGCCCCATGCTGGGTTCTCATGGACTTCCAGCTCCGCTCGTTCGTGTAGATCGAGCCCATGAACTCGAGGCTCTTGGGCAGCTCGGGGAATCGAGAGTGGTGGAGGAGCATTGTGTCTTCCGAGAAGCCAGGAACCGGGATGCCTATTCTCCATAGGTACTGCACATCGTAGAGGCCATTCTGGAACAGTACCCGCGGATGGCTGGATAATAGTCCGGCGATCAGCTCCCATATGGTTAGCTCCTCGAGTTCGGTCCAATAGCTCCACCCGTCCTTGCGGCGGTCCCAGAATGGGATGGTCATTGCAAGATCTCGCTGGGTTGCGAAGGCGATTGACGTGATCTGGCCTTTCGCAGTTTCAATATCGCAAGATAGAGTCGGGCAGCTTCGCGCCGAGTCAAGAAAGGAAAGCGCCTCTTCAAGAGTCGGATCGATAAATAGGCGCCGCTCCGGGCGGCGGATCTCCGGAAACTCTTCCTCGATCTTGGCCTTGAGGAGGTCCTGCAAGACCACGACTCGCCAGGACCAATTTCGCATGACTCCGGCCGGATGGTAAGTCGGGAGGACTTTCTGGCCCGGGAGAAGACTCGCCTCGGCGACCACGCCTCGAATGGAAGAAATTCGGCTACGTCCGAGCAGGGCCCAGCATGCGGTGTTCCCGAGAGGGACGACGAGATTCGGCCGGAGTGCCAGTAGTTCGGCCCTAAGCCGGTCAACTTCCTGCACGAGAGATGGGTGGAGGTATAGCGCCGGGAGAATCGGAGGAAGCGAGTAACCATCCGGTAACTCACCCTTGGGGACAAGGAACGCCTCGAGTTTATTGTTTGGAGGGCGGGAGAAGAGGACGTTAGTTAGGTAACAATGGCGGCGCTCGATGCCCACGTCCTGGAGCATGGAGGTGAATTCTTGACCTGATGCTCCAACTAATGGCAAGCCGATCTGCTCCTCGGTCTCTCCCGGAGCCTCGCCCACGAATGCGATCTTGGCTTGAGGTGGTCCGATGGCTCGGATACATGGCTTGAAATGGTCGATCATTGAGCTAACCTGCGCAGGGTGCGAAAACTTTTAAGCGAGTTTCTCGCCCCCTGGACGAAGTCCTTATTCTTCTCAACTCCGAGGACTGCGCTCGCCCCGAGGGATTCCGCTGCGCGTAAGCTGCTGCCACTCCCGCAGGTTGGATCAAGCATTCTCGAGTGCTCATCCACAAACATCTGCATGAAATGGCGAAGCACCGGCTCGGGCTTCTCGCTCTGATGGATTTTCTCTCCCGATGGGGCGACGTAAGAATTGCTGACGCTTCGCACGATAAATCGGTCGCCGCGAGAAGCGAAGAGACAGGTCTCGTAAATCCGGCGTGGGCCACGCTTCGGGTCCGGGAGGATTCCTCGATTGTCACTCTTAACCCATATTAATGGAAAGCCATCCACCTCCCACTCGGACATCCGCTCTCTGAAAAAGTCTAGAGTCTCTCGATAAAACTTCATGCTGAACCAAAACATCATGTGGGCTGATGGGAGAATAAGCTTATCCTGATGCAAAGCTAAAGCTTCGAGTAACTGCCAGTAAGTCTCTGGCCGGTCGTCGTACTCGCCATAGAGAGCGCTCCGACCCTGATCGCTATCCTGCATGTCTATTCCAAATGGAAAATCACAGTGGATGAAGTTAAATTTTGGCCCCTCGTAAGTTCGAGCCCAGATCATGAAATCATCCTCCAGGATACTGGACTCGATAGGCTGGTCATCCGGCGCGACTGGGGTGATGGCCTCGGTTAGCTCATCGAGAAGATTACTCTCCCGCCGCGCTTGATCTCGGGCGAGGACATTTCTGGCCTGGATGACGTTCGTGGCGCGGGCGAGCTTCTCGTTTCCGCTGAGCAACGCGCCGCCGACCTGGAGATAGTCCGAGATGGAGCCCTTGGAATAGCCCAGGGCCTCCGCAGTACGTGACTGGGTCCAGGAGGAATCCAGAGAACAATACAACTTGTGAATCCTGAGAACCGCTTGGCATCGGTCGTCCCATGGAAGGGACTCGCGAGCGACATTCTCCTCAAGCTCGATGATCTGGTGCTCAACCGTGGATAATTCCGAGGTGAAGCGCACGGGAATATCCGCGAGGCCGAGGGCTTTACTTGCAGCCAATCGCCTTTCCCCAGCTACGAGCTCCATGGTCTGGTCTCGGACTATTATTGGATTCATCACCCCAAGGCGGGCGATCGACGGCATAAGGGCTTCGATCTTGAGATCGCGCCGTTGCCTATCCTCCCGCGCGATGACGATCTCCTCGAGGGGGACTCGACGATACTTGTTAAGAAGCTGCATCTCAATGCCTCATTCCGCCACCGGTGGGACTCCGACTATTGTCCGGAGAGGGTGATGTGACGGTTCGAACATCGAACCGTCACACCGAAGCCTACTCGACTCTAGCGATTGAGGCCGATCAACCTCGAGGCGTTATTATACATCTCGGGGTTCCCGTCCTTGTCCACCTTGTCCCGGGCCTGGGTCTGGGTAACCGTGACGAGGACCGGGGCGTTGGCGCACTCGGGGAGGGTCTCTCCATAGGAACGGCCTTCCGTCTCCACCCCGCAGCTCGAGATGAACTCGGAAAGCCGGAAGTCCTGCTGGCCGTCGAGCCAGAAATCATGCCTGATGCGCTTCCCTGCCACCTCGATTGGCTTCCCGTCCCGGTCGACTAGGTCCTCCGGATCGATGTCCTCGGTCGGGGCGGTGAGCTTGAGGTTGAAGCGAACTATGGGGACTCGGGTTCCATCCTTGAGCTGGGCCTCGTCTGGCTGATAATTAACCACGGTGCCTTCGTAGGTTCCCGGCGGGAGGACTGGGGGCCTCTTGGCCTCGTCCACTTTTCTGGAAAGGAGGCTCGTAAAATCAACTGCCATTGGAATTCTCCTTGTCTTGCCCATGCGGGGCGGGTGAGGGACCGGAGCGCGGCGCGCTCGAGATTGGACGGTCCGAACTGAATGAGGCGCCGGATTTGTCGTATTGCTCGAGGTACTGCCAGATATTCCTCGCTACTGTTCCCATATCATGGGTCATCAAGCCACTTGGCTCTGCCTCCTTAATCATAATAAGGAGGGCCTCGATCATTGAGCGGAGCCAGAAGGAATCCGGGAGGTGGGTCATCTTAGCGGCGGAATTGATTTTCCACTCCGATCTCGTCCGATCCAACGGCTTTCCAGAAGGTCAGGCCTTCTTCCTCGATCTCTATGATGGCGATTAGGGAGCCGGGAAGGCCAACCACCATTCCATCCTCGTCAACTTCACAGCGGGTTACATGGTTCTCGCCGTCCTGGTCCGTCCAGATGCAAATATATTCGCCCATCGTCAACTCCTAACGTCGGTGAAGAACTCAGCTAAGCCGGTATCTATGGGATACGTCCGCTTGACTTTGCCTGGGTTTGAGTTCTTGAGCCCAAGCACGTCCTGGGGAATGGTGATCAATTGCCTCCGCTCGGCCGTTCCGGTGCCGGAACTCACGACCTGGAGCGCATTGTTGAAGAAGGCGCCGATCTTCTCGGGCAATTTATTACCTGGAGCACTCGGATAGGCGGAGGAAAGAACCCGATTGATGACCTGGCCCTTCTCATTCTTCACATCTTCCCATCTCCAGTCTATGTGCGTATTGACGATGACGTGGCACTTGACATCGTCGCTGTAGAGCATGGAGAGCAAATCTAACATCATAGTCTGGACGATGCCCCAATCGGGAAGAGTGGGATTAGTTCCGAGTTTGCTATTAAGTGCTTGCTGAAACCTCATGGCGGCATAGCCGGCATGGGTCAGGCTATCGATTACTAGTACCGCATCCTCACCCCAGGAAGTTACTGGACCTAGATCATAGTCCTCGGTCTTCCAATTGCTGAGGAGCCGGGCGGCGGTCGACCATGCTGTGACCGGAGTCCGGGCCACGAGCCGACCCTGGACATTTTTGAATGAGTCGGTTAGGGTTTCGAAATAGGTGCGCTCCAGGGCCTCCGGACACTTGTGCCGGATAATATTGAGGGCCACGATGAAGCCGGAATCGAAATCGAGCACCCGCAAGCTGTAGCCAGCCTGTGCGAGCGAGGCGAGCGCTCCGGTCTTGCCCTTCCCAGAGTCACCCAGGATTAGCATCTTGATTGGCGGCTGCAAAGTCATGGCACTCGCTCGTGGCATGATGACTCCCTGTTAATGTCCGATTATGCCACACCGGCGGGTATGTGTCAATTGATAATTGACAGTTTGTCAAGAAATATTAATCCACCAGGAGCGATGAGCCGAATCCACCCCTAGACATCTGTTCCTCGAGGGATGAGGGGGTCCCAGACCCGGCGGCGGAATGAGGCATTGAGGAGAGTTTCTCGAAAGGACGGCGCCGAAGCGCAGACCTCTCTGAATGGACAGCCCCCGTAGAAGCCACACGACTTATCGTTCTTGGGCCAGACGCCGGACTGGGCAAAGTGCTGAGCCTGGGCGAGCCAATAGTTGACCTCGCTTAGCCATTCGTCGGTCTCTGACTTGTGCCTGAAGGTGAAGCCCCGGAGGAATCGGGATGAGTTGACAAGTACCTGTGCTGCGTCGATGATTATGCCGCGGACTGGCTCGCCGTAGACTATCTGGGCAGCAAGAGAATATAAGCTCATCTGGTTGTCCGGGTTGAATTGAGCAAAGTAGCGGTCGTCGATATTATACTTCGTAGTCTTATGATCAAGGACGAATTTCTTCCCGGTGAACTCGACGATGCGATCGAGATGGCCGCACAGGAGAGCTGGCTGGGAGTCAATCTGGTAATCGATCTCGAAGCGGAATGAAAGCTCCACCGCCGGCTTGCTGTTCTGGAGGATGATGGTCTGGGCAGCATCCTGCTCGAACTGATCAAGATACCAGACCACCGTACGGAGAAGCGTTTCTCTGTTCTTGTTAGGCTCCTGGCTAGTCCACGGCCTCCAACGGTCGCCTGGAAGCCGAACGACGGTCTCCTCCAGGCAATACTTAACTGCGCAATCAAGCGCATCATTGTGCGACTGCCCCTCGGCCTTGCGGTGATCATATAACTCCAATGCCCTGTGGTAATGGATTCCGAAAGTTAGATGGTCGGAACGCAAGATGGGCTGCCAGCCCTCTATGATGGTGTAGTAATATTTCCGAGGGCAAGTCTTGAGCTCGCCCAGGGAGACGGAGTCCCAGGCAAACTGGAGGCCGGGGATGGTGGATGAGAAGGCCTTGAGCTGGGTGGTGTCTGGGACTATGCTCATTTGAGGAGATCATCCAGGGAGAGGCCGTCCGGAGCGCGAGTACGCTTTGGCTTATTCTTCGAAGCCACTTCTTCCCTCTGGAACTCGACCCGGCGCTGCCGCAGGACCGCCACTATTGCGTCGCGGTCCTGGCGAGTTAACTGCAGGGGGTCCCTCTGGAAGATTTCGGCCATGGAGGGCTTGGCTTCGCGAAGTGGACTATCTTCTGCCATCAGTCGCTCCCCTCATCCAACTCGTCGACTGAGCCGGCGGTCGGGGTGAGCTGGCGGTATACCATGACCTGACGTTCGGCAATTTTCTTGAGGGCCGCTCGGACCATTTTCCTCACTGCCATGGAGATTCCAATGCCTTCTCCGTAGAGTTCACGCAGCCTTGCAGCATCCGATGAATATATGGTGACATGGACTCGCTCTATTTCCTCATCTTCTCGACGTGGCATTTTAGCCTCCTTCTATTCGAAGTGGTAAGACATTATGTGCCGGCTCGACCTCTCCTCTCTGGCGTTTGACAATCCATATCTCGCCAGGGCGGTTCGGCGGAATCATGAACTGGAGGTTGAAGAGCTCTGGGTCTCGGGCGAGGCGCCGGGTGAGGGAGAGCTTGTCCTTCATGGCCTCAACCTCCCCCTCGAGAACCTTGAGGGCGATGCCGTAGGGCGTGGCCTGGGCTCGAAGGAGGAGGGAAAGATAATGGGGGGAAGGAACTGGCATGGAACCTCCTTCCCCCCGAGCAGGGCAGGCTATGCCGCAGCCTGGTCCTGCTCATCGGGGGTGGAGTCACCTCCCCCGTTCTCTTCGCCTCGCGAAGCCTGCGCATCGCTGAAGTCAAGCTCCTCGACCGAAATACTGGCCTGGGACTCGACGCGACGGCGAGCCTCCTCGAGATAGGCTGGGTTCTTCTCGAGGAACTCAGGCACCTTGCTCGCCACCCACTCGGCGCTGACGGTGAAGCTCTTCTTCTTGGCCAGGGCTCGAATCGCCTCCCGGGCCATGGAGTGCGCTTGACGGAGCGTAGGATCCTTGGGCAGACTCGAATCCCCTCCACCGCCACTCTTCCGGACTCCAAACTCGTACTTGGAGGCATATTCGTCGAACTGGCGTTGGAGATCCTCCTGGGAGACCGCGGGCTTGCCCGCCTTCTGGGCTTCGTCCGCATTCTTGACGGTCTTGGCGAAATTGTTCCGGAGATTCTCGTGGAGCAATTGATTGAATGCCGAGGCTTCATTTTCACTCAACGAATGCCCAGCGCTGTAGGGGGTCGGTGCGTTGAACTCACGCCCCTGGATCGTGATACTTACCATAGGAGGATTTTCCTTTCGTTGGTTTCGGGCGGGGATGCCCGGACTTGTAATATTGGCATATACGCGCCACGGCGTCAATGGGCTATGGACAGATTTGTGAGGCAATCGTGGGATGGTTCGAACATCGAACCGGGCCATCGAAGCCTAATACAAGATGAAGTCATCTGCAAAGTGGATGTCCGCCGGATGGACTCCGAGGAGGAAGATCGTCCCTCCAGAATAGATGGTGTCCACGTAGAGCATTGTCCCATGCGGTCGATCATCTTGATAGATGAAGGTTTCGTAGAGTGGGGAGAGGTCAATATTATCTACTCCCGGCTGGAAATCCAGGATGACGTCGTGCTGACCCGAATTGTAGTGGAAGGTGAAATTGTCCTCCCCTGGTCCGCCGGAGAATAAGTCTCGCTCTGGGGAATCATTCAGGACATCATCCCCTCTCGTTCCACGCACCCTCATCTCGTCCTCCCGGTAAAGCCAAAGCCGTGCTTGGGTGGCGCTCGGCGGATCATCTCCCGCACAATGGCCTCTCGACGTGCGTGGATGGGGCCAGCTGGCTTGCCCCATGCCTTCGCGTCGGATAGCTTATCCATATAGTAGTCAAGCCTCTTTTCGAGTTCTTGATATGGCACTGTCTTGAGATCCTCTTCCATTTTGTGCTTCCTTTACTAGTGCCTCGGCTCGGTGCCTGCGCAGATGGGGGTTCTGGGCCATCAATTCGGAGATGATGAGGTTCCGGCGGATCGTCTGATCCTCCTCTGGGGTGAACTGGTGGGTTGAGGCGAGGGCGATGAGGAACGGTAAGTCCAGCTCGAGGCCCGCGGCGCGAAGTCCAGTTAACTTCTCGGAAAAGGATTGGCTCATTGTATGCTAGACTCTCCCTAGACGCTAAGCAGTTCGTCTAGGGTAAGCTCGGTCCGAGGGACTCGATCTAGTACCCGAGCCTTGATGGGGACAGACTTGACCTCGGACCACTCGCATATGGATAGAAGCTTGCCATTGGGGTGAGAAAAGACGGCGACTCGGCCGGACTCGAGAGGGACGACCCAATGGCCGTAGTGCTGGTGGGATAGGGCCTCCTGCTGCTCTTGGGTCATGTCCATATTGCATCCTCTATTTGCCCAACGTCCGCCTGGGTGTTGATGATGTCTAGCACTGAGTGCTGCTGGCCATCTATGAGGCCACCCTTGCGCTCGGAACGAAGCCTGAACATTAAGCTACTTAGCCTCTCATCCTTGCTCCTGGCATACATCAACTGGCGACGAAGGGTCTTGAGGGCAAGCCTCTCTCCCCGGAGGCGTAGCCCACGGGAGGCTAGGGCACGGAGGAGCAACTCGATGTGGTCGGCCATTCTATTTGAAGTCCTCTAGGTTAGCCAATATTAATGTCTGCTTGGCCCGGGTCTCGCAAACATACTGAAGATTGAGCTCCTGCTCCAGCGGAACGTCGTTCCCATCGTTCGCCGCGAGGCGAGCGTACTTGCTCGGGAGCCTCCATGGATCGAGATGGAGCACGGTGTTCCACTCGAGGCCCTTGGCCTTGTGGATCGATGAGAGGGTGATCTGCCCCGGCCGGTCGAAGAGTTCCTCGAGCCACCGGCGAGCGGAACCGAGGGAGTCCGTTTCCTCCAATACTGCTATTAGACTCTCATGACGGTCGGAGATCTGGGAAATTTTCTCATCCTTCCCCGCTGCTCGAGCTAAGCGGATTTCTTTCTCCATGGCCTGAGTCACCACCTCGAGGCACTCGATGCTCGGCCTCGAGCCCTCCTCCCCGCAGAGCTTCTTGAGGAGGCCGACGATGGACTTGCCGAAGTCCCGACCGAGAACATTGATCCCGACCCGCTTGCGGAGGAGCTTGAAGGCCAGACCGATTAGCGGGGCGTTGTTTCGACAGAGGATGGCGTCCGGGAGCTGGCCATCCCCGAGCGACCACCCTCCCTCGCTCCCTTGCCAATTGAGGACTTGGCCCTCGGGAGCCGACTCCGCGGCGTTGAAGCCCGGCGCGTGGCGCTGCTGGCGCTGGACGATGACTCGGGGGCAGCGGAAAGTAGTAGTGAGGGGAAGGTCAATCCACTCGGGACGCAATCTCCTGATTTTCTCCATCGAGGCTGAGTCCGCTCCCCGGAACGCATAGATGGACTGGAGGGGATCGCCCACTACTATGAGCCGCTCTCCGGTCATCTTCTTAACCTGGAGGTGGTTGAGCAGGGACCAATCCTGAACCTCATCTCCGATCACCGTGTGGAATTTCGGATAGAGGCCGAAGAATAGCGCACTCATATAGATTTGGTCATCATAGTCGATGGTGCCGGATCGTGCGAGGTCGATTGACTTGCTGAGGATGTCTCGCGCCGCCTGGATGAGGTCCTGCGTGGCGGTGACTCCGATGGAGTCCCCGATCTCCTCCCAGCCTTCTGTGGTGTCGGGGATCAGGGAACGGCGAGCTTCTGGAAAGCGGGAGGGTACTAGGCCTGCGCTCTTGGCCTTCACCACGAGGTTCCGCACCGCCGCCCATTCTACATCGCTGACCCGACCGAGCTTCTTGGACCATTCGGTCACGAGTTTGGAGACTTTCTGGCTGTCCACGATGAGGCGGCGCCCGACGGCCGAGGCGAATGCTTTATGCCCCACGCTGTTCAGCGTAGCACAGGTGAAGCCTTCTGGCATGGTGGCGGTCAAGTCCAGGGCAATCTTCTTATTAAATGCTAAGCAGATGACGGAGCGGGTGGGGAGGCCGGGAGCTAGAAGTTTAAGAGTGGAGGTCTTCGCACAGCCGGCGAACGCCTTGACCATGAGGGAGGCGGGTGAATGTGCCGCCGCCTCGACGATGGCCTGTTGCTCTTGGGTGGGGGTAAATTCGGTCATCTCATTCTCCTGGAGATCCAGACTATTCTGGATTCGGTTACTAGGGTGGAGGCGCTCAATCCGCACCCAATGGCGGAAGACCGACAGCTCCAGCCCGAGCTGTTCGGCAGCGGTCTTCTCGCTGACGAGCCGCGGCATCTACGCCGCCTCCACGCGCGAGAGCCCGCGCGGCGGGCAGGTTCCTACTCGCTCCACTCGTGCCACTCCGCACATGGAAGATCGACGATGCGAGTTGGCTCCTTTAAGTCTGACGCATTGCCAGGCGCGTTCGGGTACTGTGCAAACCTATAGCCTGGAGAAGCTGCCGCTAATTTTTTGGCATCTTCCACTGTCTCGGCGACAGCTATCACCATGCTGCTTCCGTATAACACACGATGCGGTTCGGCCCATATGAATAGCTTCACAATCAATTCCTCTCGCAGTCTCGAATGGTGATGGCATGTCAGTTCATCCTCTTGGTGTCGATGAATCTCGGAGTACTTTCTATGAACGAAACTCGGCCGAGGAGGGGGTGATCGGTCTCCCCCTCCCGAGTGGTCGTCCCGGTGAATCTAATCGAAGCTGGGAGCCACTTGATCGCCGCGGCGAGGGACTCGAGCGTGAGGGTGGCCTCTGCCTCGTCTCCATCTGGGCCATCCCGGAGGACTAGACCACGCCCGGCCAGTGGGGAGGGGTAGCTCCGGAGGATGAAGAAACGTTGCGCCGGCTGGTAAAGTCCCTCATCATCCAGGTATATATGGTGTCGCTCTGGGTCCCCGAGCGAGACTAGGGTGAATGGACGATGCTCGATTGCGATTAGCCGGGCTATGGATTTCCAGTCCCCGTCGTAATCGATCTCACTGATCGACTCCGAGAATGGATTGATAAGGAGGGCCCTCATGTCGTTTCCTCGAGCTCGCCCTCGCCCCACGAAACGACCGGCGATCCGGCGAGGGAGAAGATGAGCTTGGCCTCTGGAGGCTGTCCCTGATCAAGGAGCGGCGCCCATCTCTTCGCATAATCTCGGGCGATGTAGCCCAGGTGGGTAAGAGTTGGGTTAAGCGGCGTGCCGAGAGATTGGGCCTCAGCACTGGCCTCCTGGAAGAGGTCGGGGAGCTGCTCACTCCAGTCCGGGGGCATGTAGACCGCAACAGCATTTTCATCAAAGCTGTTCTCCGGCTCCCGATGGAGGACGAGCGGCTGATCCTGGCCCAATCCCTGGATTATGGTGAGGGCCGGCGGCCTGAAACGCATCCCCACGAGGGGGGCCATGAACTGTTGTGTCATAACGGACTCCTGTTAAGAATGCCATTGTGACACAACGCCGCATCGATGTCAAATCATTTTATGAGATCATGGAGTGCCGGTGGCTTGCCCTCACCCTATGCCTCATCCTATGCCCGATACCACTTAGTGTTTGCGAGGTTATAAACGTACCTGATCGGCGTGTTCGCCGCTAGGGTGGTGACGCCACCTATGATGGTGCTTCCGTCGGAAGTGCTCAGGGTAAGCGAGGTGATGGTCTGGGTGCTGGTGATGGTCTGCTGCTTGCCGTCAGGTGGGGAGGCAGGGAGGCGGAGAGTGCCGGCTGCGAGGGTGCCCGCCGGCTCGAGAACGTAGACTCCGATGTGGCCTGGGATGGTCTGGCTGAAGCCGGTGACTGGGACCAGGATCTGGAGACCTATCTGGTAGGCCTCTGACGATAGCTCGAGGTAGCCCTGGCCAGTGAAGCCGGGGAGGCCGGCGTTGTTGACCTTCACGCTTAGCTCATTGCTGTCGATCTTGACTCCGCCCTCAGGCCCTTGCCTCCAGGCGAAGCCACCGCCACCTACGTAATAGTTGTTCGTCGGATCGAGGGAGAGGTCGGTGAATTTAGCACTGATGTTTGGTCCAGTGCTCAAGCTCGCGTCGTGCCAGATGGAGATGGAGGAGTGCGCCGTTCCGGCCGAGATCTCGGCATAGACAGGAACATTGTTGTTGATCATCGGCACGATGACGGAGCAGCGGTCCCCGCCAAGCAAGATTGGCGGGATGTTGTCTGGGCCTTCGTCCCACTCGATTATTTCACAGATGACCGTGCAGTCACTGGTGAGCCCGGTCATCTGTATCATGTGAGGCTGCGGTCCGCGAGTTGTGTCGTCGAACTCCGGGAATGGATAGTGACGAGCTCGGATGTGGGAGAAGGTGACCCGCTGGGCGTGACTTAAAACTATTGCGTTCCTGCACCGGTCGGCCAGGCCTGGACCGAACCAGCAATTCTTAGCATCTATCAGATCAACTTCATCCTCCATGTTACTCCCCGCGGCGGAGACGGCGAAGTAGCAGTGCTTTGCTATGAAGCTGCCGTACCAGCAATCGAGACAGTTGGACTTGAGCTCGATGGCGAAGCCGGGGTTTCGAGTCATCACCCCCTCGACATCGACGAATCGGACTCCGCTGTGCTGCATGTTTACTATTAGGATGCCGAGCCGGGACCAGCCGCCCGAGATTATTTTGCCGCTCGAATCGAGCTCGATGTGGCAGCGAAGCTCGAGGTAATCTAGCGTCACATCGTGGTATATCGGCGCTGGAAGCTCATCAGGGTCATAGATGAGCACCCCGATGTACATGTCGTGGGCTCTGATCTTGCCGGTGTGGCTCACGTAATTGCATTGCTTGATGGTGAGAGCGGTTCCTTGATTCTCTCCAACATTTCCGATGTCGTCAGCCAATGGGTTAGTCGGATCGAAGATTACTGGATCCTCGCTCTGTCTCATGTTGAAATTGAGATTGCCTAAGGTTACGTTCTCACAATTGTAGATGTCTAGCTGGTTGAAATGGGTCAAGGTGGCTTTGAAGAGCCAAGTATTCGGATCGCACTCGAGGCCGAATGGGACAGTATTTGGGCCCTGGATGAGCAATCTGCCCGACATGTACTTGTCCCCAAGAGGGCCTCCACTATTAAACCTGGCCATGCCGCCGATGGTGGTTACCAGGCTGAGCATTCCGGTTAGGGCAGCGGTGCTGTCCTGCACCCCGTCTGGCACCGCTCCGAACCAGGTGGCCATGAGCGGCCCGTCGTAGACTCGGACCCATGCGCCGGCGGAGCCGGACTGGCCGATCTGCGGAACGTAGACTCCCTGCGCCGGATCGGCGGCCACTTGGGTGTGGAGGTCTTGGGCCCTCCACTGGAACATGCCCTGGCGACCAGACTCGAGGAGGAAGACTGCCTGGTAGGTGGTTGGAAGCTGGGCAAGCTGGGTCCGGTTGAGGACTGAGGTGCCTGGAGGGCCTGGAGGTCCGGAGAGGGAGACCACTTCGAAGAAGGACCCGCTGGTTCCGGCTGGTCCTCCAACTCGAAGCAAGTAGACTGCCCCTGGGACCATTTGGCCGGCGGTGATGGAGGTGATACCGTCGGCAAGGGTGAGAGGGAGAGGCAAGAGGCCGGAAATGGATAGACTGGCACTCGAGTTGTTGGGCACGTGGGGGGAGAACCAGAGAAGCTTATTAACTGGGTAGTAGTTGATTGATGCCTGCGGCCCCCAATCTGGAAGATTTCCGGTGTAGTAAGTCCCAGTATTCTGCACATCTACGATGGTCTCGGGGACGGAGTCCCATAGCAGGGGGATGTTCTCATCCACGTACTCGGTGAGGATGCGGCCCTTGGGGCCATGAAGTTCACTGAAGGTTCCGATGTGCTTGGACATGGCTGGGGCCTCAAGGTTGGGTTGTTATGGATGGGCGGGTTCGATGTTCGAACCATCCCACCACAGTTGCGAATATTCTATTCTGTGCCTGTGCCTAGGGCGCCATGCCCATGGCACTTGTGTGCAGGTCTAGCATCTGGGCGTTGGAGTATGATAGTACTCCTTGGGTGAATGTCCAGAGTGGATCGATGACCGGCGGGGGCTGGATGAAGCCGGCGGCGAACCACTGGATGTGGACATCTCCTGAGGTCGGGATGGCATCTCGGACCTGAGAATAAACTCCACTTGAACTCAAGGCAAGTTGCCACTGACGCGCTGTGACCGCGCCTGGGGGGAATGGTGCGCCGGGAGGGCCGATTGGTCCGGCCGGGCCTGGAGGACCAGGGGGTCCGACTGGCCCTGGAGGACCAGAGGTGTCGGGGGCGGTGGTCCACTCGGTCTTGAGGGGATAGGTTGGGTAGATTGATCGGGCCATGTCGCGGGAGCGGATCTTGCCGGTCGGGTGCTGTTCATTCGTGAGGACGCGAGATGTCGGTATTGGGTGCCATTGGGGCGAGTCGAGCTCGGACTCTGATGGGAGCTGGACATAGCTCAGGTAACTATTCTTGAGCATCGGGCTCTCCGCTATTCCTGAGCATCGCCTGGTGGGCGAGACCGGCTCTGGTTAAGCTGACCGCCTCGAGGGGGAGACAGATGGCTAGGCCCTGCTGGAGGGCCGACAGAACACCGGTTGAGATGTCGGTTCCATGGTAGCGGAACGTTGTGCCATCGCCGTAGACCGAGCCCTCTCGGATCTGGCTAAGCACCTCCAGCTGGCTCATTGACTCACCCTCCTGGCTCATTGACTCGCCCTCCGCCCTCCTCATTGACTCACCTCAAGGACTCCCCAGATTTCTCCCCCTAGGCGGTTCCTCATGGTGAAGCCTATGTCACCATCCGAATCTCGACCGATGTTCAGGAATCCGTCTAGGTCTGAGATTCCGATGATGTCTGGATCGACCACCTTGACGTTTACGACTGGAGTGATCTCTCGGAATATTGTGTGCGTGCCAGGATCGCAGATTATGTCGGCGAACCAATCGGAGACCGCTGGCGCGGAGGGGAAGAGAAGCACCCGGAAAAGGTTGCCTGGATCGATGCCGGACTTCGAGCCGGCGAATGGGAATACTAGCACCTGATCGTCGCTGAGACGAAACCTGAACCTGTGGTGGCCCATTCGCATCCAGCTGTTGTGAGCCAGCTTGACGACGCGGGACTCTGAATAGGAGCCGCTCCCGCGATAGTAGTTGACGATGTTCTGGACGGTGAAGTTACGGAGGAGGCAAACTTCTGGCGTGAAGGCATCGTCGGAGGAGGTGCCTGAGATGAAGATTCGGGCGTTGCCGGAGTTTCGCTGAGAACGGAAAGTGATGCCATCTATGACCCAGTCGGATATTTCGAGACCGAGCTCTCCGCCGCTGTCGAAGTTCACAAGCGTGCTGAGCGTCCCGTTGATGGTTATGTTCCGGATTTCTCCAGGGCCTTGGTGAGCGAAGCCGCTTCGGGCGAATTGCCAAATCTGGACGAGAGCGAGGCACGGCTTGCCGTAGTCGGCGTAATGGACGCCGCCTTCCTCATCGAGAAAGTCTGCGTCCCCGAGCCCATCATTAACATAGATGTTCTCTATGTTCCGGCCATAGCCAGCGCCGAATAAGAATAGCTGCGAAATGAAGCCCTCAAACTTGACGTTGCGGACTGTTTCCGCTCCGCCTCGGAATATTATTCCAGTTTTCACATTTCTGATGGTTCCGTTCTCCCAGGTCCAATCCAGGCACCCTCCATGGTCCCCCGCGCCGTAATTGATCTCGTCCTCGGAGTCCCATTCCACTCCGGTGTTGGCCTTCCATCCACCGGAGACCTGGAAGTTGGTGACCCTGGCTCCGATGTCCTGGACTTGGCCGCCACCGTCGAACATGCGGCGAGAATTGTGGGCGTAAAAGCCATCGATTGAAGTGTTCCGGTTACTATGGATAATCATGGTGTAGCCGAGCGACTCGTAATTCGAGCGGTCGGTGCGGGAGAATCGAATCTGCGGCTCGAAACAATCTCCTATGTTGAATCCCCACGCCTGGCAATTGATAGCTCCGACGTCTTGGATCTTCAGCTGGTCGATGTAATGGAGCGAAAGGCCACGCATCGTGCCGCCAAGGTCCTCCGTGGCATCGATGGTGAAGCCCCAGAGAGTGACGAAGATTGGCGCGATGACGAGGACGTAGGTTTCGGCGGATAGGGTGATGGATGAGCCGACGGTAGGGAGGGGCGAATATGGGAGGGGGTCCCAGGTGCCGCCGTATGGGAAGCTCAGCGTATTGGTTGCGGCGTCCCACCACTGGATGTTCCGCTCGACTCCGGTAGTGGTGACTAGAAGTCCATGCATGTGGTCGAGCAAATCGGGAGGTGGCGGCGAAGCCAGGGTGATGGTGCACTTACCGGAGCCTGGATGCGCTGGGTCAGGAATATTCGACGCCGCCGCGATGGTGGTCGAATGGAGCACTCCGACTCGGTAGCGGTGCCGAAGCTTCTCGTCTAGCTCGATTACGTTGCCCGGCTGGATGGAGCGGACCCGGTTGGTCTCGCTGTAGTATGTGCTGAAGCGATGCTCGCAGATCGGGAGGCGCTTGGATAGAATCTGGATGAGGTAGCCTGGCTGGATGTCCGCCGTGGACTCGACTGGGAGGGTCCAGCCAGGGCCGGTGTCTGCCATGAGCTGGGTCTTCGGAAATTTATCTACATTGTTGAAGCCGGAGTTCTCGCAGAAATGGACTGGAAGAGTTCCGTCCACCCGGGTGCCTGTTATGCTGCCCCAGGGGTTGGCGTTGGTTCCAGCGGAGATTATTATTTTCGTGCCGATGAAACTGTAGATTGCAAGGTTGCTGAACGGGGCTAGGTTCTGGAGGAGGAACTGTTTACTCGACCTGATCTTGTGGCGGTCCAAGAGGAGGGGCTTGCCCTGCGCGATGGCCTTGATGCACGCCGCAACGAGGGCGTCCGTTGAGTCAGTATGGCCATCATCCTCCTCTATGCCCTCCTGCGAGGCGTAGAGCCAGCCGGTTATTGGGCCGGGAGGACCAGGAGCGCCAATGGGGCCTGGAGGCCCTGGAGGCCCGGCTGATCCTGGAGGACCCTGCGGACCCGGTGGTCCTGGTGGTCCCGGGGAGGGTTCGGGTTCCGGCGGCGGCGGGGGCTGGATCGAGGCTGGTGCTGGCACTCCGCCGATTCCGGAGATCTGGTCTGTGCGGAGAGGGTAGGTTGGGTAGATGCGGCGGGCCAACTCACGGGACTGGAGATGGCCCGCCGGGTGAGCCGCGATGGTGCGAATGCGGGTTCCGGGGATTGGATGCCAGGGGGCCGAAGCCCCCGTTTCGAACTCGTGCTCGGAAGGGAGCTGGACGTAAGTTAGGTATTCCCGCTCGAATGGCATTCAGCTGAGCTCCACCCGTACTTGACCCGCACTTGTTCCGATTACTTGACTGGCGCCCCGAAGACCTGCCATCCGAGGAGCAAGAATAGGATGAAGAGGAGGGCGGAGTTTCCCCAGACCCAATAGGGGCCAGCTGGCCCCCAGTGCGCCGCTATGCTGAAGACTAGCCATAGGAGCATGAGAATCCAGAAGATTAGGCTCATGGACATAGACTAGACTCCACCTATGGGTTAAGCGACTAGACTCCACCTATGGGTTAAGCTGCCCCGGTCTTCTTGGCCTCAGCCTTGCGCTTCTCCTCCTGGGCTTTGGCCTCCGCCGCTTTGGCCTGGGCCTTTGCCTTGTCCTCATCCGATAGCGGCGCTCGCTTGGTTGCGGCGCCGAGGTCGGCTGGAGGAAGCTCTGGGGTGATGAATGTTCCGGCGTCTAGGCCGGTGATCGGTGGCTCGGGCTCGAGGGCGGCCACTACGGATGCCTCGTGCTTAGTTTCGAGAGTATTAAGGCCACCTGGCTTGGAATCTCTCGATTTCGAGATATCCGCTGGGGCGAGGCCGTCGATTGGGGAGGTCTCGAGATCCTCGATGGCTCGCGGCGCCGCGAGGTCTAGCTCATCCCGCGCTCGCACGGCCTGGGCTCCGGTATCATAGCTTGGGGTCTGGATGATCCGCTCGGGCAGCACTCCATTGAATAGGGCTAGAGTCTCACTATTGACCTCATGCCCGTAGGACTGGATAATTTCCTCGGTCTTGCGGTGGTCCGAAACGACTCGAGACTTGGAAGGCATCGACTTGGCTCCGCAGGTTGGATTGTGGTTAATCCAATCCTACGGCAAATCGACGCGGCGGTCAAGCGCGGCGCCCTGAAATCGCGGCGGGTGGGTCAAGATGGATGGGCGGGTTCGATGTTCGAACCCGCCCATCAGAGTTAAGTTAGGGTTCCGGCTCGGTTACGAGCTCGGTGGTCGGTCGTCCGTGCGGGCAGTCTGTGGACGGGTGTGGTGATCACTCGTCATCGTCCAGCAGGTAGGCGGCGAAGAAGAGCGCCAGGGTCGCGATCAGGGCAAAGGTCAATTAGTGGTCTCCAGGTTGGCGAGGCGGGCCGGATCGCAGGCGAAAGTCTGCGGGGAACGCGAGCCCCTACGTTGGGATGAAGCCCTCGGGCTCTTCCCCCTTGAGCCAGGCTCGGTATGATGCGAGATCATCCTCGGAAGGACTCGAGGCCTCCGGGAGGATGTCGGATAGGGAGAGCTCTCGGGTTAGGGAGGATGGCGCCGTGGAGTGGCGCTCGAATACGGCGAGTGGTGGATTGTCCTCCCTAGCGGTCTCCCGACGCCGACGAGCCCGTTCTTTGTTATGGCTATTCCGACGAGAATTGACGGAGAAATGGCGCTGCTCGAGCCTGAGGGCGATTGGCGGCGTGGATGGTTGGAGGGCGAGGTATGAAGTTAGCATGGCCATGGCGTCCTGGGGTTGAAGCGCTCCGCTTGCGATCTGTTCGATGCGCTCGGCTAGCTCGTTGCGCAAGGCGTCCCGCTCGTGGAGGACCGCGGCGTATTCGGTGGCGAGCTCAATCATTCGGGCTTGGGTGATTGGCATGAGGTGCTCCATCGGTTAGTGTTGATGCATCTGCACCTGTGCTTCGCGCTGAGTAGTGGCGAGCCAGGGCTTGCATATACTCCAGGCCCTCGGCGAGGGGCATGACTCGGTGTGGGCCTCCAGCGATGATGTCGAAGATGTGGAGGATGAAGCCGGTTGGTAGGGCGAAGCCTTCCTGGCCGGAATACTCTGGATGGATGAAAGCCTGGGCTACGATCTGGCCGCCCTGGATTGCTATTCCGAGGTCGCCTGAACATTGGGTGGTCCAGCCGGGGAGCGGATAGGATGGGGACTTGAGATGCATGAGGATGGTCCTGATGTGATACGCCAATTGGATTAAGCTGGAACTGTGCCTGGAACTGCGCCTGCCGCTAGAATCTTGCATGCTCGTGCACCGACTGGAGCATCATGAAGATTAAGAATGCGACGAAGGCTAGGCCGATTAGCTTTTGGCCGAGAGAATAATCATTCATTGGGTTTCTCCTGGGGCTGGGAAGGCAACTCCACCTGGGTCTGGACCTGGACCTGGGCCGCTATTGCGAGGGCGCTGGATAGCCGATAGAGCAATATGCTGGCCGTGTAGTTTGCCTGGAGGGTGATTGGGTTCTCGGCCTGGGTGACGAGCTGCGAAGCATCGAGGGCCTGCTGGCTGAGGGCTTCGCAAAGCCGCGCCAGGTCGATTTGGAGAGTCATGGTAGAATGTCCTCTTTGGATTGTGCTGGGTGGGTCGGTTCGAACATCGAACCGACCCACCCAGGCTACTATTTTGATGGCTCATACTCGATCGAATGGAGATGCCAATGCTTGTCCTCTGGATATTTGATCCAGATTAAGCATCTCCAGGCGCGTCGGAATGAGCCGTAAATCCACTCGTTGCACATGAACATTCTGTAACTCCAAAGAACGGGAACGCGCCGGTATTGGGCGCTCCATATGGTATGATGGCGCACATTGCCGGGGATGTCAATGGGCCGCGTGGAGATTGGGGAGCAATGCAGCCGGACTGGCGCCAGCTGGACTGGGGAGCCAATGGGCGGCGCACATTGCGGCGCACATAGGAGACGTATACGGGGTCGACCCGCGGTCGGTCGTCCGTGCGGGATGGTGGGACGGTAGGACAAAGTTTGCAGTTGAGGGCCTCCCAGAGTCCAGATAGATATATATATATATATAATTAAAACTTGTCCCTTTTTGATGGGCTGGTCCACTCCAAAATCCAGCTGGGGGACTGGGGCCACGATTGCGCACGGACGAATGACCGCCCGGCATGCTCGTATACGTCTCCTATGTGTGGGGGAATATGCGCACTCGAGAGCGATAAATCAATCCGGACGGGCAAGTATTCCCGTCCGGATTGATATTAACTCTACGACATATCGGCGAAGAAGTCGTCCCCAGCGATCGCGACTTCCGCCATCTCACGACGCTTGGAAAGATTTTCCTCCGCCTCGATCCGGATTTCCTCGAAGATGGCGGTCCGAGCGAGATACTCCGCGACGTATCCCTCGAGCTTCACCTTCGTGAGCTTGATCGATTTCCGCGCGGCATGCGCCTGCACACGGCTAGTGGCAATGGCGTCCATCTCGGTCTCAAGCTCAGACTTACGGGAAGCCTGGCCGTCGAATCGGAATTTAACCAGACCGGAAATGATCTTCTCGAACTTTTTCCGGACTGCGCCATCCATCTCGGCCGCCGTTTTGGCGGAGGCATAGCTATCCTGGAGCGTCTGACGCCATCCGTAAAAGTAGGCGTATTCCCGCGCCGTTGCGTTTGCCTCATCCCAAAGCGGGATGTCAAGATCGACCGTGTGGCCGTGTTTCGTGAACTGCATCATTTGCGGCATAAGATTGACTCCATGGGCACAATCGCCCGGGAGGCCGATGCGTGATCAGACTCCCGTGGGATGGTTCGAACATCGAACCCGCCCATCCATGTCAATCCGGTGCCTAAAAGCTCCTTCTGTTTCGATGGCCCACATATGCCACCATTCGTCGATCGAGTCCAATCACGGTTTCGTGATCGAAAAGATGTTGCCTCGATCGGAAAGATGTGGGATAGATGGGTTGTTGAAACACGGAGTCATAACGATGATGCTTGAAATCCAAATCACCCCACGGCTCGAGGGCGGGTTCGCGTGGAGCATATGGCGGGATGGCGAGGCAATCGCCGAAGGCGTCGCCCCGACCGAGCGTGCCGCACTAGCGGCCGCAACGAGTGACCTTGACGGTATGAACGAGTTCGAGCGGCGATGATCGGGCGGCCGGCCTCGCGGCCGGCCCTCCCCCCTTGAGGGGCCGGGGGCCTTCCTAGGAATTCCACTCCTGAGTTTTCTCTCCAGAAAATAATCTTGGCCTGCCAGTCCAATACCCTAACCAGGGGCCATCTTCCTTAGCCGACTAAACAACTGGGGAGGGAGGTGCAGATGCAGGGTGAAGTGGCCACGCGCCGCGATTTGCTTAGGTTTCTCGCGCGAGGGGGCTTGACGGGCTTCGCGGAATAGTCCAGGGTGCGGAAGGCCAGGAGTCCGCCCATGGCAACGGTGGTTAAGTTCAATGTTTTTTGCAAGGACATCCTCCTCGCAGTTCATAATTTTAGCAGCCATACCTTCAAGGCGCTTCTCACGAACTCCGCTCCATTGGCTGCCAATACGGTAAAGGCGGATATTAGTGAGATCAGCGCCGGGTTCGGCTACAGCGCTGGGGGCGTCGTGGTACCATGTGCGGTGAGTCTCAGTGGAGCGACGGCCAAGGTTACGGCCTCCGACGCGACGATCACGGCGGCTGGGGGGACGATCGGGCCATTTCGCTGGGTTGTTCTATATAATGATACGTCGAGTGGGGATAGCCTGATCGGCTACATCGATTATGGGAGTTCGATCAGCATCGCCTCCGGCGATCCGTTCATTCTGGACTTCGACTCAGTGAACGGATTATTCACCGCATCTTAACCAGATCGCCCAACGGGCGACGCTCGCAAGGGGAGCTAGGCTATTCCCACCGTTCCAGTCAATTATTCTGGAGAGCTCAAGCTAGACTTCGGCCTGGTCGGAGCGGCGGTGGGGAGGCTGGAGCTCAGGGCGGGCCATATTGATTTCCGGTTCTCCCCGGTGCGACTGGTCCATGCTCGCCGGATCGCACCGGGGGTGAGCAATATAAGCATCATGTTCCGCACCCAGGGCGATTCAGCGCCGCGGCGCCTCGGGGCTCTTCCGTTTAGCATTTTCCTCGAGCCGGGCGGGCTGACAGATCGCCCAACGGGCGATACTAATCTTCGCAGGACGGCCCTCGATGGGTACTCAGCAGGAGCCAATTGATGCCATACTCCGCCGCGAATGATCCGCAGGCCAGCCTGGGGTCGGGCTCCCTAGGGACTCTCGAGAGCGCCCGCTCGGCCGAGGTGCCGACCCGGTCAGACACAGTTGACCTCACGACCTACGCGAAGGCATTTTACTGCGCCTCTGCGGGGGTGGTGAAGTTCATTCCGGTGCTCAATGATGATGCGGCGCCTATTACGATGACGGTAGTTGCGGGGAGCTACCATCCGATTCAGGTTAGGAGAATATTCTCCACCACGACGACTGTGGTGGCGGGAGATATTCTGGTGCTGAGGGGAACCTAATCCTGTGCTCCTCGGGCTGAGCCTCGCCATTCCGCAGATCCCTCGCCGAGCGCCGGGCGGCATACCGGCGTGGGTCACCCCTGGTGCAGTTGTTGATCTTGACTTCGCCAACCAGAGATATTTCTGGAATGGTGCGGTCCGCACTACCGCTGAGTTCACCACTTACGTGCTCAATGGCTCGACGTTCGACGCGCGGGGGCTGGCTCCGACTGACACGATTGACATCACGCTGGCGCTCGCTGGTATCGGCGCGTTCGCGCCGGGCGCATTTGCTGCCACGATCTATCAGCTCGCCGCGCCCGGTAGCTCAAAGACCTGGTTTGAGTTAGACGACGGAACCAATAATAATAAAGTGGCTTTTGCCCAGACTCCGGGCTTGGTTGGGCAGCTTCTTGTTAACACCGCGAACGTTTCGCAGGCAGCTATCAATAACGGCAGCGGGTCTAATTTAGCGCTGCTGAACACTATCCATGGTGTAGCTGCTAGCTGGACAACGAATCCAACAGACCTTTCGGTTAACGGAATTATTGGCGTGACCGATACAGCGGCTACACTGCCGGCGGTTACAACCCTACGAATTCTGAAAGCGTCTGTTGCGACATCCGGCCCGGTGGGGACGGGCATTCTGGGCCGGCTGGTACTCTTCAATGCCGGTAAGACCCCCGCTGAGCTGAACGCGCTGTCCCACGACATTCGCGGGCCAGGGGTGGATAGCCTCAACGGTGAAGGGACGTTCGCTGCGACAGGTGGTTGGATTGTCGGCCTCTGGACAATTAGTTCCGGCGTGGCGAGCAAGACGGCTGGCTCAGCAAGTTCGCTACTCCACAACATGCCCTTCGTACCCGATGCTAATTATAACGTCACTTTCACCGTCACCGCCATCTCGGCCGGAACGGTCCAACCCCGTTTCGTTGGTGGCGCGACGGTAGTTGGCACGGCGCGCAGTGCGGTTGGCACCTACACAGAGACATTGGTTGCTGGAGCCGGCAATAACCAGGTCAATATGGCCGCCGACGCGGCGTTTGCTGGATCGATCGATAACGTCATAGTCGTTAAAGAGAGCGTTCCATGGACGCCGTGGAACCTCGGTCCAGCGCTGAAGGCCTGGTGGAGCGCCGACGACCACGGCACGCTCCGGATGGTGGACGACGGCGCGGGGCTGATCTCCAGCTGGACGGATCGGGTGAGCGGGATAGCCGTTGCCGGCACGACCACCGCGAGGCCAACCTGGGCGAGCAATAGCTTTAACTCTGCCTACGCCGGGCTGACGTTCGATGGGGTGGCGAACAACCTAGGCTTAACCCCGGTTCCGGCAAGCATTCCGACCGGGGCAGTGGCAGGTAACATCTTTGTTCTGTTCTCAAATGTTCTCGTGGCTAACGGTCGTATACTTAACTATGGCACAGACGGAGGTAACGCACGTTCACTAGGGACTGTATCGTCGGGTGGTGCGCGACTATCTTTAACCACCGAATTAGTAAGTCTGACGGACACTGTAACTAATTTTGCTGGAAACCATATTGCCGGCGCTGAGTGGGCTGGCACGACGCAGAGTGGTTGGATCGACGGTACGGCTATCACCCCGCCGAGCGGCACCATAGCAACGCTTGCCACAGCAACGGGCGGGCTGCGGATGGGAGGGCGCTCACAGGGTGCAACCCTTCTCGGTAAGGGTGTTTTCCGCCACGGCTTCATCACCACGCAGCTCACGACTCTCCAGCGGCAGCAGCTTGAGGGCTGGCTCGCCTGGGATGTTGGTCTAGCCTCTCTCCTCCCCGCTGGGCATCCATACAAGGCAGCCAGGCCATGACCGCCGTCCCTCTCGCGTTCTACCCCGACACCAACCAGTGGCTGCCGACCGAGTCGGATAGTGCGTTCCTCGAGGACTTCGGAACCGGCGTAGGCTTAGGCGATGTCACCAAGGATACCTCCGCCCTGCAGGCCGCGATGGCGGCGGGAGCCAGGATCAGCGGCCGGGCCGGCGTGCCGTTCTATTATATCGGCGCGGGTGCGGTCTGCGCCTCCGGGGCTTTCCTTCAGGACATCGTGCTTCGCGCCAAGCACGGCACCGGGGGGTTCAACGTGCAGGCTGCGTCCGGTGGCTCCGGTCGTTATGCCCAGGATTCGTGCGTGCTGAACTGGAATAATGCCGATGGCGGGGGCTACTCCAACCTGGAGATTTACGGGGACGCCGCTGGCGCGCGTGGCAAGGACTACCAGACGCTGGCGCTTGCCGTGAACGGCGGCATGACGACGAAGCCGTTCGTCGGCTACGGGCGGCTCTATGCCCATCATCTGGCCGGCATCAACGGCACCGTCGTGCTTAACTCCATCGGCCCGGCCGGCTACACTCTTGACACCGTTGAGCTTTACGAGATCAACACCTCTCTCCCCAAGGCAAGCTGGGGCAACCCGGCGTTCGTGCAGGTGACCGGCTTCGGCCTGGACGCCGATCTGGTCGGCGGGGTGTTCTCGGCGCGCGGCACCATTCGCCAGATCGTCGCGCCGCACGGGCGGATCTACGTCGGCGGTGCTGCGCGGGCGGAGGGCGGCGACCAGTCCGACATGATCACCTTCGCCATCTCCACCCTCGACGACGCCGGCCCGATCATCGACACGGTCTATTATCATGGGGTGAATGGTGAGGATAACGTCGGCGAGGTGATCGACAGCTTCGCCTGCGGGGTCAATATAGATCGGGTCATCGGGTATAATGTTGCCAGCGCCGTCTTCAAGACCGGCAACGGCGGGCAGCGGGCGAACATCCGCAGCATCTACGGCGAGAACGTCGGGCGCTACACCGTCGTCATCTACGCCGGCAGCACCGTTCCAACCGAGCAGATCAATATCCAAAGTGTGACGGGGAAGGGCGTAGGGGGGTTCTTCCTGCACACGGGCACGCTTCAGGCGGCCGACGCCACGCATGCCACTCTGGCTTCCAGCGCCTCGCCGGTCGATGGCTACTTCGCCGCCAACTCCCAGATCGTCATCACCGGTGGGGCGGCGGTCGGATCGAAGGGCGTGGTCACCGCCTACAACGGCACGACCAAGGTCCTCACCGTCGCCTCCTGGTCGGCCGGCACTCCCAATGCCACCTCCACCTATGGGATGCAGGTGACGACGGAGGCTCGCGCCGTCGACTTCCAGGCGGGAGATGTCGCCGGCATCTTCGACTGCACGGTCAACGTCGATGGGGTGCTGGACACCGGCTACATGGACGAGATCGTAAGAAACAACATGCTGGCGAGCGTATCGAGGGGGAACAGGGTCGTCATCAACAATGACCTTGGCTTCCAGGGCCGTGCTTCGCTCTCCTTCTTCAACGGGCCGGTGCAGGTGTATGCCGGCGCTGGGCAGCGAGCGGTCACCCGGCTGAAGATGGCGGCAGCTCAGGTGATCACCGGCGGTGAGGTGCAGCTGAACTTCGACACGGTCGACGTGGACACCTCCGTAGGTGGGCGGGTGAACGGCGTGCAGAGCCTCAACGTCGCTTCCGAGAAGGGCATCCGGGTGCGGCTGCCGGGGCCGAAGCAGATCCGGGTGGCGCTTCAGCTTAGCGCTCTGCCGGATGGCGACAGGACGACGGTGCGGCTGAAGCGGGCAGGATCGACGATTGCCCAGAGGGTTTTCCGGTCATCCAACTCCGCCGCTTTCGGGGTGGAGATGACTCACTCCGTGTTCCACCGAAGCGAGTGGTACGGGACGGGGACGGAGAGCCTCTACACGGTGACAGTCGACCATTCGACAGGGGCGGCTGTCACCTATGACAACGTGGCGCTCAATACGTATTTCGAGATCGAGGGATAGAATGCCAGCACATATGTTGCGGCTAATCGCACTGGTCGGATTACTGGCATCGCCGGTGTTAGCACAGCAGGTGACGCCGTCGTTCGGGCTCGACTCGAGCGGATCGCTCCGGCAGCTCTACGTCCGCGACCCGACGCTGCCGGGGTTCGTGCCGATGGGCTCGCTCGACACAACCACTCATCTGTTTGCGCCGGCAGCTACGCTCTCGACGCTGACCGCAGCGCCAAATTACCACCCCAACGTCGCTCCTGCCTACATCCGCACGCAGGGCTACTCCGTGCCGGGGACCGGGGGTGGCCTCTACGTCAAGCTCGCCGCCGCCCCTTCGCACCCATATCGCTTCTCCATCACGCTCGCCGACGCCTCGACCGTCTGGTATGGCATCGCGCCCTCCGAGCGGCCGGTGAACCCGGAGATGCTCGGGGCCATCGGTGACGACGGGCTGGAGGACAACGCCGCCCTGCTCGCCGCCTTCGGCACCAACACCCTGCCCGGCATCTGGCCGCTCAGCGGCCTTGGCAAGACCTACAACTTCACCGCCAATCCTGGCATCAACCTGCGGGATGGCATCGTCCTGCAGGACATGACCATCCAGGGCGGCGCGACCCCTGCCCGCGTCCTGACGAACAATTGCGGCGGCTGCACCGGGCCGTTCACCCTCAAGCGGGTCAAGATCATCCGGGGGCCCGTAGGCACGATTGCGGATTACGCCGGCATCTGGATCAGCCTGAACGGGGCCGTCGTTCCGCATGATGTCTATCTGGAGGATGTGGAAGTGACCGGCGGGGGAGCCGGATCGGGCATCCAGCTCCTCAGTGTTGTGAACGGGCGCATGGTCCGCCCCTGGGTGCACGACATCGAGTGGACCAACACCGATGGCACCGACCCCGCAATTGAGCAGGTGCAGGGCATCCGCTGCTCCACCTGCACCAACGTCGAGATCCTCGACGCCAGGGTGCAGCGGTTGTGGGGGACGATTCCCTGGATCGCCGGGCAAGACCTCGCACCGAGCCAGGGCCTTCCCTGGCGCACCAACGCGGGGAACTCTTACCGGGCCACGGCGCTCGGGGGGACCAGTGGAACGACCCCGCCCACTTGCACCTCGGGCACTTGCTCGGACGGGCTGAAGACCTGGACCTACATGGGTCCAGCAGCAACGGCGAAGCGATCTTATCAGGCTGATGGCCTGGCCATCTCCGCCGCCACCCATGTGATCGTTCGCGGCGGCCTGGTCGAATGGTCGTGGGAGGGCTCGGACGTTTCCGGCGCTGGGCAGAACCGCGACGTGTGGTTCTACAATGTCCTCTACAAGGACATCGATGGGTGGGGCCAGAAATGGGTCCACTCGGTGGTCAATTCGGGGTCTATTGGCTGTCGGGTTTACCGCTCGGGCCTTGCCGGCCT